TTATCGTCGGTAATGACGAATGCCACCGGGATGGATTGCTTGGCTGACGTTTCCTCGTCCTTCTCGTAAGCTTTTGGTATCTCGTGCTCGTCAGGATCGCAAGGGGGAATCGGGGCGGCTGCAATCATTGACCGCCATACCGTCCAGGCATCGTGATCCCGCCACATGCGATCACCAAGAGCGTTCAGCATCTTGTCCGTCGGCTCCCTCGGCACCATCACCCATCCGTCCACCGGCTCCTTGCAAAGCGCCTCCAGGCGGTCGGCCCATCCGTCAATAGCGGCCTCGGGGAATGATGCCTCACGCATCTCAGCCACGATCTTTGGTACCGAGTCCATTACCCGAGCTCCTCGTATTCTTTCAGCGGTGAGACATCGTACAGCTTCGCCCGCGGGACCTTGTACCACACCTTCCGTCGACCATCGTACATGGCGAAGGCATTCACCTCACGCTGGTCGTAGCCGATGCCGGCGGCGGTGAACGGCCCATTGTAGATCAGGCACACCGGGAGGAACTCCTCACTGATCTCACACGGCTTGTCAGTTACGAGGCCATTCATGTCCAACCAGATAGCCTTGTCCTGGTCTTCTGGATTAACGTAGCAGCCCATCTGTCGTCTCCTCTGGTTAAGGGAGGCCCCTTCAACGTCGGTATCACCACAACACCGTGCGCATCCACTCAAGGGAATTACATGTTGTTGAAGGGGCCATAAACCTACTTCTTATCGGGTACCAAACGATGTGCCTCGGTGATCGGGATGTTGGCCTCGGTCGGCACGTAGATGATCTGGTTGATCGAACCGTCCTTAATCGCCTCAGCAAAGGCCCCGATGAACTCCTGCTGGCGATATTCAGGGTATTCCTTCGCCGCCTTACCCATGATCTCGATCGCCGCCGCCCGCTGGGTTGCGGCCTCCTTCTCAGCGCTCGCCTGCTGAACGAGGATTTGCCGGTTCTGGCTGGCCCGTGCCAGCTCGGCCTCGCCCTTCAGCCGCTGCTCATAGACGGTATACTGCGGGCAGCCTGCCATGATGGCAAACACCAGCACCAAGAACCCACTCACACAACCAAAAATTACGCCGCCCATATCATATTCCCCTCGGTTGATAAAAAATGGTGGCCTAGCCACTGATCTCCGTGCGCACCGGTGATTCGATGGGTGGGATTCGAACCCACATCTCCGTGCTAATAGGAAGGCTGCCCATTACCCCACCACCTATCAGCAGCATCGGCCATAATTGGCGGCCCGACCGCCTGGGCGATCGGTGGTTCCTGTGGCGCGTCTGGACGCTTGCACCGAGGCGAGCGCAAGGTGCAGCAGGATCAGTCCGGGCGGCCAAGGGTCGGGCCATAAACCCACTTATGTCGTTCACGCTCCTGCAGCCCCTGGTGGGGGATATACTTGTTCAGCCGTCCCATGTAGCGATCATAGTGACGCTCGGCCCGTCGACAGCGATCGAGGACCCGATCTCGCCAGTTGGCCATCATGGTCTCAAACTCAAACGTACTTCTTGCCATCGCGGGGTTCGGCATCTCCTCCAGCATCGATACCTGCTGAAGGTACATCTTCCGGTCGTGGATGCCGAACCGTGGCGCTTTGACATTATCCTTCATTCTTGGCTCCTAGGTTAACTGTGTCGATCTCATTAACAATCATCTCGGTGACCTTTACCCGCATCTCCACAAGACCAATCACCTCGATAATGGAGGTTGCCGTTGTAGTTGGCGACCTCGCGATGGCGTCGGTGATCATCTTCTCGACGCTGACCATCGCCATCAAGCGACCGATGTGCAGGTGCCGGTCGTTGATGCCTAGCTCCTTGGCGATCTTCAGGGCCTGGGCAAGATGCTTGGTCGCCTTCTCGAGGTTGGTCAGCGCCTCGCTGTGGGCCGTCAGTCGAACTACGCTTATAAGCTCTTCGTTCATTTTACGATCCGATATGCGGTGATTACACCATTTGGCACGCCTAAGTTATCAAGACGAGGTTCTCCCCACAGCCAGGTGCCTGCCGTGGTTCTAAAGTCGTACATGTTGTAGTCTGAACCATGGCACAACTCTACCCTCGTGTCATATAGCACAGGTCTCGGCCCACCGAGCCACTGAATCCACCCCTCATTCAGCGCGTTCAGCTTCGCCCAGTTCATATCTATTGCAACGTGCCCACCGCCACCGCCTCCAGGTGCGGCCCAGCCGTGTGCTTCTGTATCCCAGTTGCCACCGCCATTACCTACCCAGTACTTCATCGGCTTATCGAGCGGCACTGAGATTCGACCGGCCTCATCGACGCTGATGATGGATTTCACCTCCTCCACCATGGGGCGCTTCATGATGTCACGGATGCGCTCGTCAGGCACGCCTCGGTTGTACATGCTGCCGTCGAGGCGGTCGTCACCTTGCTCCCAGCTGTACGTGACCAGCCCGCGCCGGCGGTCATAGGTCTTGCTGAGCCGACCAAAGCGCACCCGCAGCTTCCCACGCTTCCGTACATCCACGGGGATGCCGGCCTCGGCAAGCCGCGCCAGGAGCTTGGGCTCACCGATCGGCACGGTTAACGTATGCTGTCGGGACGGCGCAGCCGCGAGGTCGACGGCCACCACACAGCGGCAGTTGAAGACCTCACCCGTTGGAACCGCCGAACCACCTCCAGCGCGGGCCTGGACCAGGTTGTCCGCCAGCTTACCACCGTAGCTGGGTACCGGTTTCATGTTAGTGACGGCTTCTTGCATCATCTCCTCGATCTCATGGTAGGTCAATGCTCGCGGAATAGAACCATGCAGGCCACACATTGACACTACTTCTTCCTGAGTATAACCTCGAGGATTATATAGCGCGCTGCGCTTGGCTAGTTCCTGCGGGCTGTTGTAATTGGCCGGCATGAGGTCATCAATGGACCCCATCGAGGCCTTCGCCACATTACGTGAGTCGTCAATGCGGTTACCAAACATCGGATAGAGTGACGGCAGCGCCCGCTGGATATCCCACATGCGGGCCGCGCGGTGGTTCCACTCCTCGACCATCCGCTGATGGGCCCTCATGGTCATGTACGACGGTAGGTTCAGCGAATCGTTGTGCACAGCTTCCTTGATGTTGTTCAGCTCCGCTACGCTCAATGCTGGCTTCTGCGGGTCATCCGCGTCGGTTACCTTGAACACCCCACCAACGACCGCACCCACCTTCTTGCGATCCTTCATGTAAACCTTGGTATAGGCGAAGACCCCGTGGACCCCCAGCTCATTGTTGACACTACGATGACGGCTTACCCGCAGGGTCCCGAACTCGACGCCCCAGAAGGCCTCGCCGGTATCTGGTACGATCTGAGCCCGAGTCAGCTTATTGACGTCGGTCAATGGGATGCCATGAAGCTCGAACAGCCGACGCACCACCGCACTGCGGTCATCGGTGCCATATGCCGACTTAAGGTGGTTGATGTACTCATCGGCGAAGAACAGCTTCACCCGCACGATGTCGTCATCATTAGTCATCTCTTTGATGCCCATTCTAACCTCCAAAGGTTAACCAACCGGCAGGCCAGGATCACGTACCACGGTCGACGTGGTGGGACCCAACGAAAGATCACGGTCTTCCTGTTGCAGCAGTCATATCGATAAAGGGGTCCCACGTAAAACCCTAAATTCGTAGGAAGCGATGGCTACGATGTCATAAGTTACTGGTATCTTAGCCAACATCAGCCGCCAAAAGATTATCATCTCAGGCGAGTTATAGTTAAGCAACTCTGAGTCCGTGAATTTGACGGTGATCGGCGCCTCCTCAGTGCAGCGCATCGGGCATCTGCTCCGCATCATCCGTGGCCACCAGCTGCTGAAGCTCGACCAGCAGGTTCCGCTGCCACTGCCCCAGGTGGCGCAGCAGGAGGTACTGGCCGGCGAGATAACCGCAGTGCTCGTCATCCTGGCCCTCATGCTCCAGGGCCCGGTGGAGGTGCATCTGCAGGTTGATCGCGGTCGTGATGTCGTTGATGGCGCCCTGGGTGGCCAGGTTGACCGCCGTGGGGCTGCCATGCTCCGCGATGCGTGTCGCGATCTGATTCAGCTGCCCCAGCTGCTCGTCGACCTGCACAAGCTTGTTCTGAATGCTGGCCATCTTCTCAGCTCGGGTGCGGATGGGTGACTCGGTGCTCATTTGGGCTCCTTAGACCTTGTTGACGGAGAGGGTGACGACGGTGAAGGGCTCCACGCCGGGGACCTTCTTCTTGTTGTCCCAGCGGGCCTCGACCGCGGTCTTCGAGACGGCCTTGTTCAGCAGGTCGAACTCACCGGTCCGCTTGATGTACTTGTAGAAGTCATCCCAGTTCACGACCTGCGGCACCGCTTTGGTCACCACCGTGACCCGCGCCAGCTTGCCAGCCACCCCGGACGCCTCCGACTTGGGCAGCGTGTTGATGAGATAATCCTTCAAGGCCTTCTCCTCGGCCTCGACCGCGGCCACCTCCTTGGCCATGGCCAGCCGCTTCTCGCGGAGCTCATAGTAGCGGTCCGCGCAGGCGGCCATGGTCTTGGGGAACTTGTACTTCTTGGGTTCTGCTGCCATGGTTGAACTACTCCCCGAGGAGGTGGTTGGTGATGTGGCCCATCGCGGCCTCGACGCAGCGCTCCGCCTCGGTGAGGTCCCCGTCAATCGGTAGGGCCCGCATCTCACAGCGGATTTGGTGCAGCCGCTTCCACAGGCCGTGGTAGGTGCTGACCGTGGTGACCTTGGGCGCCAAGGGCACCGGAGGCGGCGGGGACGGGATCGGATCGGCATGCCGCAGGAAGGCCATACCCAGCTGCTCCGGCTCGGCCGGCTTGGGTTTGACCTGCCGCTTGGCGGCCAGGTGCTTGCCGCGCGCGAGCAGCACCTCGATTGGTGCGTGGTCGGTGATCTTGTGCACGCTAAGCCGCCCACGGTAACCGATGACCTCGGTCACGCCCTCCCGGTTCAAGGTAGTCAGCGCGGCGCTGATGGCGCTGGAGCTCTCATCTTTGAAATCGACCCGCTTGGCGATGTCAGCGGAGGTGAATTTATACCCGATCTTGTGTTGTTTTACCCACCTGAAAACCCGGTAGGATAGGGACATCTTACGGCTCATTGAACTACTCCCCTCAGCTTGTTAGTAGGTGAATCGCATCCTACCGCCCACGCGGCAGGTTGTAAACAGTTATTTTTAGAGGTCGCGGGGGTCCCGGAACCCCAGGAACACGGGAAACCTCGGCTTCTCCTTGACCCCCGTGGGCTGGTACTTATACCTGACCAAGCGACCCGGAAGGTCGTTCCTGGTTGACCACAGGAGCTCTCGGTCATGCTGGTTGAACCCGGTCCCGATCTCAAACTCGACGCCGGTCGTCAGGTCCCGGACCTGCAGGGCCCCCAGGGTCCCGGCGCCCACCAGCCCCGCCTTGGCCCGGCTCCGCTCGAGGTGGCCCAGGGCGTTCCGCATGGCACCATTGAGGTTGGTCATCAGCTCGACGACCCCCAGCACCTCGGCCTCGCTGTCCTCGAATCGCTTCAGCTTGAGCAGTAGGCCCTCCTTGAGCGTCGACCGGCCGTGCTTGTAGTAGCCGTTCGGGTCCCGGATCATGATCCCCTCGTAGCCCAGGGCCAGCATGTCGGTCTCATACCGCAGCAGCTCCTGCTCATTGGTGATGACCGAGTGCTTGACCACCATAACGCTGCCCCAACCCGCGATCCTCGCATGCAGGCCCTTATGCCGGTACTTGAAGGTCCCTACATGGGTGTGGTCATCAAACACGTAGAACCGGGTCGGTGGGGTGCCCTCGCGGCTCATCACCCCGGATGTGGTGACGTTGCACACGTTCTTGGCCGTCGGGTCCCCGATGATCAGCTCCCCATCGAGACCGTGGAACTCCCGCCGCCCGAATAGCATCTGGATGTGCTTGTTGGGGATCAGCTTCAGGCTCCGACTGAGCAGGATGCCGTTGATGTTGATGGCCCGCACCCCATCCAGCTTCGGTGAGGCGAGCAGGGGGTAGCGCAGGTTCGTGCCGTCGGTCGCGGCGGCAAGGGTCGGCTTCACGTCTTCTCCTTTCGGTACCCGGGTGGGACCATGTAGTTAAGTTTGTTATTGAGGGCGTTCACCAACCGGCTCTTCGCCTCATCGAGGGTCGTGGCCGGTCGGACCAGCCGCCGGTTCGTGGGCCGGAGCAGGTCCTTCGAGTAGTCGGTGACGTAGATGGTGATCGGCCCATGCCTGGCCGCCGCCACATCCCGCGGCTCGTAGCTGTCGTCGCAGCCGAGGAACCCGGCCAGCCGCCCGTCCCGATAGTAGGCAGCCGGCCACGACCGGTGGGCGAAGGCTCGGTAGGGGCCGGTGGGCACCTCACCCACCCGCCAACGTAGGTTGATCATCCTCGTAACTTCCAAAATTCATTGGTATCCTCATGTCGCACATACTGCTGGCCAGTACCGGTGCCGAACTTCAGGACCTCACCCACGGCGCAATCAAGGCACATGATGGCCCACGGGCCGGCCTTGGTCTTGCCGTCGACGAAGCTGTTTCTAATCACATTCCCGCATAGCTCGCAGTTGGTGGGGTTGCCACCACACCATTTGACTCGTGCTGACTCGACCATGTTAGCCTCCGTTGATCAGCAGCCGCTGGGCGGCCGCGCCATTGATGGGTTTGTGGATGGACTCACCGAGGGCCGCCTGCTGCCCCGCTTGGTAGCCTTGATAGCCAAGCCGACGCTTTTGCACGCCTGCCTCCTTGCCGCTCGAAACCGCCTTGATGTGGTCGTCGATGAGGGCCTTGACCTCGTCCCCCATGGCGAACTCATGGACCGTCTTCCGGATCGTGGCCACCCAGCCGTGGCAAAAGCCGTCGGCCTCCATCGTCTTGGCCTGCCGTGAGAGGTGCTCGGGCAGGTTGGTGACGAAGCGGGCCCGTGAGCTCATGAGCTTCCGCTGCAGCACCTCGGTCGTGTAGGCGGCCAACGGCACCTGGGTCTTCAGGCCGACGATCGTGTAGTGACCGAAGACCTCCTCGTTGTGGCTGTAGGACTTGGCCCACATCAGCCTGCAACCGAACGCCCGGGCCACGGTGTTGAGGAGGGCGAGCTCCCAATCCTTGATCCGCGAAACGCTGGCCTTGGACTTGACGGTGGCCTCCCCGATCTCGGCCCGGCCGAGGTCCGCTTGGCTCACGCCATGCAGGTCCATCAGCTTCTGGGCCTGCCGCAGCGCGGCCGCTGCCTCATGGGGCTCGGGTGACTGCGACAGCGCGAGGCACTTCTTGATCTTGTTGAGAATCTTGTCGTCGAGTTGCTTCATTGGTCGTTCCCCTCAGCAAGGAAGGGCGGGCCGAAGCCCGCCGTGGTGATCACCAGTTGTCGTACTTCAGACCGTCAAGCAGCGTGCTCACGAGGTGGGTGAGCTGCTCGTAGGGGCTCAAACCCTCCTTGTTCATCTGCTTCATGAGCGAATCGAACGACTTCGCCCCCGAGATGCCACAAACCTCACCAAACCCACTCGCATTGTAATACTTGACGTACACCTCACGAATGTGGTCGATCGGTGTGTATGTTTTGCCACTCATCATTCTCTCCTCAGCAGGTCCGATCGTAACTCGATCGTGGGTTCATCATAATCCGTTGATGCCCGCTTGTAAATAGGTAGTTTTAACTTGTGACACTGTGTTACAGTCAATCATTCCAGACCTCGAGGGTCAAGGTGCCAAACTCCTGTTGATAGTGGTGCGTACCATTGTTGTCGGTATGCTTGTGGACGAACCTCAGACCGTTGCCGACATTTGGCGCCACCTCGAAGAACGTAGGCCGTTGGCCGGGGGTCAACCCGAGGTCTGAAGCGACGCAGGTGAAATAGGTGTCGCGAAACGGCCCCATGGTGAAGGCGGCAAATCGATTCAGGTGGCTGGTTGTGATGATCATGGTCATGCTCCTTAGCCGTCCTTCTTGACGACGACCCACTCAAACTCACCGGTGAATCGCTCAAGCAGGACCGCGCGGTCATAAGCTTCCATCCACGATGAAAATTCCGTGGCGTCATCACGAACGTTGCTTATTCGGATGACATTCTCACGAGGTTTCTCAAGGTGTGAGACATAGAACCGGTCCGAGCAGTTGTCAGCTAGGATGTACATGGTCAGATGCCCTTCACGACGATGTTAGACCCGGTCGCCTTCAGGGCGGTCTGGATGTCGCGGAGCAGCTCCTTGGTCACGCCCCGATGGAAGGGGTGGAAGAAGAGGTCCCCGTTCTCGTCCTCATGCACCACGTTGATCAGCTCACCCACCTGAATGTGCACGCGGCCGGTGATGACCACCTCCCCGTCGACATTGTTCCACGTGTCCTCCTCTGCGAACCCGCAGGCGGGGACACCCATGTCCAAGGTCAACTTCCGATAGACGGCGCTCGCTCTCATGATTTATCTCCTCAGCAGGTCCGATCGTTAATCGATCGTAGGTCTACTATAGCCCGCCGACGGATGTTTGTAAATAGCTAGTTTTAACATGTGACATTCGTTGACAGTCGACGGACCTGGATGCCGCTGTACCACACCCGGGTGCCGATGATCCCGACCGGCTTCCCCTCGGTTCCGGCCCGGAGCCATGCGAGCAGCTGGTAGGCATCCCGAACGGGCAGCTCCAGCTCCGTCGGAATCACGGACCCCGCGAGGGGCCCGTCCAGGAAGTGCCGGTTGTAGCGGATGAGGTAATTGAGCCGGGCCATCAGCTGGCTTCCCGCTGCTTGATGAGCAGCTTGTAGGCCTCGATCGAGTGCACGTCCGCGATCGGCTCAGCCCCCTGGGCCCGCAGGTCCAAGGTCGCCCGCTCGGCCTGCAGGTGGTGGTAGTTGATCATGGCCAGCCGCCCGCCGCAGTAGGCGAGGTCGGTATCCTTCTCTAAATAGTAGGCCTCCAGGGCGTGGTGAACGTAGTGGGCCTGGAGCTCGTCAATGGTCTTGGTCGTCATGGCACCATCTCCTCAGCAGGTTGAACCAGGCCCACCTTACCCTACCCGATGAAGCTTGTAAACAATCAGTTTCTAAAAGCGTGACGGGGTTAACGGTTTTCTTCGTCCCCGCCCCGGAGGCCGGCCTTCTGCCGCTCCGCCGCCTCGAGCTCCGACGCGAACAGCTGACCCTGCCCCTTGCACCCAAACCGCCGCTCGTACATGAACCGCCGGCGTCCCGTCGTCTTGTTGGGCTTGGACCACACCCGGACCAGCCCGTCCTCATTCACCGTCGCCACCACGATGTTCTCTTGCACACCCGCTTCCTTCTTAGTTATCGATCAATCGTTCCGGTCCCACCACAGCGGTTGCAGATCAGGGCCACGCTCATAAAACCGCCCCGCTTCACCCGCCCCTGCCCCTGGCAGACCGGGCAGACCAGCGGAGTCTCCGTCAGCCGCAGGGCCTGCTCATATGCCTGCCGCAGCTCGTGGAACCTGGCCCCGTCGCCCCCATGATCCGGGTGGTGCTGGGAGGCCAGCTGCCGCCAGTGGCGCTTGAGGGCGTCGCTGGTGATCGTGGCTGGCACCCCCAGCACCTCAAACGGGTCCCCCTTCATGCAAGGTTCCACCCCAGCATCGCCGCCTTCCAGGTCATGTGAGCGATCCAACCGGTAACAATCACGGTCAGCACCGAGGTGAGGAATATACCAATGATCCACCCGAGCACCTGGGCCCGCGCTTTAAAGTCCTTCATTGAGCACCTCCACCAGCTTGTCTTGGTACCACTTGCACTTCCCGGCATCGAGGCTCGCGGGCCCCTTCTTCCCCAGCCGCCAGGTGTACTTCATCACCTGCCCCTGCAGAAAGGCGATGAACCCCTGCCGCCCCAGCGCCGCCCGGATCGCATCGATGCACTCGATTCCGCCCTCGTCCTCATCGGACTTGTAGTGCGGCGGGTGATTAACCATCACCGATGAGACCAACTGCCTTTCGGCCTCGTCATCTGCCCCAACACGTGGGTTCGGGATCATCCTTCATGCTCCTTCTCGTCACTTGGAAAGTAGTTAAACAAATCAGCCAGCGCCGGGGCCTCATCCAGCAGGGCCGCCCGGCATTGCAGGGCCACCTCCCGATGCTCGAGCTGGGTCCCGTTGCCCGTGCGCAGCTGGATGTAGTGAATCCAGCTGCGCAGCGAGCCAGCCATGTACAGCCGGGAGGGCGTCATCCCCTCCGGCAGCACCGTCCGCGCCACCTCCTTCGCGATCCCCTTCTCCAGGGCGGCCTGGTAAGCCAACCGCGTGGCTGCCGCCACCTGGGCCTGGGTCTCCAACCACCACGCGTCCAGGGCCTCATCATCCGTGGTGAGGCTGCTCTGCCGGTTCTTGAGGTCTTGCAACCGGGTGCCGCGGAACACCGGCTCATCAGCAACCACCGCGTACCGCTGGCTGAACTCCTGGAAGCTGAAGGATCGATGCCGGAGAATCTGCCTAGCGATGTCCCGGGTCGTGATGATCTCCATCACCACGTGAGCCATCTCGAACGGCGACCAGTGCTGATGGTTGACCAGGTACCGCAACAGCTTCCCGGCCGTGCCATGGTTCAGCTGGTTGGTCGGGTTCGACGCCCGGGCGCAGTAGGCCACCAGGGCCTGGGCATCCATGACCACGTCATCGATGATGGCGTTGGTAATTCCAATCACCTTGACCGAGCTCATGAGGGGTCCGCTTCCGTGCAGAGGTTGTTGATGAAGTCCAGCAGGTCCTCCTTCTTGACCGGGATGTCCGCGTCGTCGATCTCCACGGAGCGAGGTCCCACCTTCGCCAGGTCCGCTACCACCGGCCGCAGCGCCCGGGCCTGGGCCTGCGTGCCAGCGTAACGCCGAATGCCCTTCGCGCTCACAAGATAACATCTCATCGTCGTCTCCAGATAAAATAAGGGGCCGACGAAACTCGCCAGCCCCTAGGGTGCTACATCATGGTCTTAGATCAGGCCGCCTTGATGCGCGCGGTGAGGTCACGCAGGGCCGCGGTAACCGCCTTGCGCTCCGCCGGCTCGAGGTCCTCGGACTCCTTGGCCTCGGTGCTCAGCTCCTTGATGTGCTCCAACGCCGCCTTCATGGCCGCCTTCGCAGCAGCCGCCTCGCGCTTCGCCACCAGGGTGGCAACCTTCTCGTCTTCCAACAGCTTGCTCATCGCTTCGTCTCCGACTAACTTCACATGCGGCGAGTTTTCAGCAGGTCCTCGCCTGAACTGCCGGGCCCAATCTATCTCGCCCGAGAAAGCTTGTAAATAGTGATTTTACTAATATTTCGCCGCCTTCGGCTGCTGACCGTTGTTCCAGTCATCGATGTGCTTCACGACGTCACCCACCGAGGCCCGCATCCAATGGTCGATGCGCCGAACCGCATAGAACCGGCTTTGCGAGCCGTCACCCACCCGCACCGGCTTCCCGTGCACGACCTGACGCACCCCGGCCCGTGTAAGCTCGCGACCCAGGCCGTTGGCCGTGGTGCCGGTCTTCCCGATGGGGTCGTACAGCTGCAGCAGCTCCTTGGTCGTGAACAGGTCCTTCCGGATGGGGATGTCGCCCACCTTGAGCACGTAGTCGGGGTTCATGATCAGCTGCCGGCACCAGGCCCCGAGGTCCGACTGCACGTTGGCAATCATCCGCTCCTTCGCCGCCGTCTTGAAGGCGGGCGCCGCTGGGTTGAAGTCACCCAAGTCCAGCTTGAGCAGGTGCTCAAACACGGCCTGACTTCCCCCGCTGTCCAACCAGAGGTCGTACTCGACGTAGAACTCCTCCGGCAGCGGTTGGACCTGCACCTCGTGGATGAAGAACCGCCGGTCGTCGTCCTCCAAGAAGAACGCGTCCGGGTGGTTGGAGGTGAACAGGTAATTGATGCAATCCGGCACGACGTAGCTGGGGACGTACTTGGGGTTGACGCGGAGTTCCCGCTGGGTGATGAGCTTCTTGAGCATGTCCGCGTCCTGCCGCCGATTGGACCCGGTCACATCATCACCCAGCACGAACTGCTTGCCCTCCGCCCACTCGTTGAAGCTGCTGTGCAGGTCGTTCTGGGTGATCTCGGTGAAGTTCTCCCCGTAGATGCGGCCCAGCGTGTACCCCACCAACGATTTGCCCGTGCCGTGGCGGATGCCATGCAGCACCGCCGACGTAAACATCTTCACTCCCGGGTGCTGGAGGGGGTAAGCACACCAGCGGAGGAACCACTCCTTGGCCGCCGGCTCCGCGCTGCTGAACAGGTGGTCGATCAATTGAAGGAACAGCTTGACATCACCCTTCTTCGGTTGCACCCCCCACCCCGGCCAGATGTTGAAGAGCAGGGTCCCGTTGGCGATCAGGGTTGGCTGCCCCGGGCGGTAGGTGAGCTGACCCGCCTCGGCCCGCAGCGGCCATCTGAGCCAAGCGGCGGCGGCCGGGACCGGCTTGTACTGCACGACCCCATCCTTATAGACCCCCTCCTGGTAGATCGACGGCGCCTCCAGGTGGTCGCGGAAGGCACCTGGCGCCGCCTTGAACCGGGTGCGTTGGTCCAAGACCAGCCCCGGGTTCTTGATGTAGATGTACTGCTCGTTCAGCTTCCACAGCACCGCGGTGAGACCCAGGGGCTCGGCCCCCTGCAGCAGGTTTGCAAACTGCTGGGTGGCATTGGGGGCGCCGACCAGGAAGTCGTCCAGGCCCGTCTTGTCGACGGTGGGCAGCGCCGGCAGGTTCACCAGGTGGCAGAAGGCGCCGCGGCGTTGAAGCTCCGCCGCCAGCTCCCGCAGGGCCGCGCTCACGCTGGGGTTTGACCTAAGATCGGAATCGAAGCAGAGGTACACGTGGCGCCGGGACCAGGTCACCACCTCCAGGGAGGGCAGCCAGGTCACCCCATTACCAACCGACCGCCAGGACCACACGCCACCGAGGCCGATGGTGGGGAACCCCTCCTTGCAGGCCTTGGCGGCCTTGAGCTCCCCCTCCGTGATGATCAGGGGTTGGTCGGGGTCATTGATCAACTGCGGCCAGGCGACGCTGGCAGGGTAATAGGCAACCGGCACGGTGCCGGGCGGCTGCACGTAGCGGGTCACCTTCTTGTCGGTGACGGCATCGAAGCTGGTGTCGGCTTCCAGGTAGCGGAGGCGGTAGTAGGGTGGACCCTCAGGCCAATCTTGGGCTGGCTTGCCGTGGGGATCGAGGTAATCGAAGCGAAGGCTGCCCAGCGGCTTGAACGCGGGGCTGAGGGCGCGGACCTTGGTTCCGGGGACCCAGGTAATCCTGAGCCGCTTGGCGTCCTCTAATGTTAGTCCCGAACTTTGGAGCTTGGTCTCTGCGAGTTCCCGCAGCTTGCCGTCAGGTGACGACGGCCCCTTCTTGGTCGTTGTCCGAGCCACATCTATTCCTTCTTGTCATTTTGACTTCAGCGCTTGCTTCTACCCGACCCCCAGCGAGCGGGTACCCTCATGCCAAGCAGCTGCGCAAAGGGACGTCGACCGGGCCAGACCTTGCTGAGGGGTTGCGGCGCTTTTGACAAGAAGGAGCCTGCCGGCGGAGGGCGGGTCTTCTAGGGCTGACGCGGCCCGGTCGACGAGCTAGCACTCTAGCCTAACTGATTCCAGCTGTAAATATGATCATTAAGTCATTGATCCTAGTAGCTGCTCCCAGCCGGTTTGATCATCTTGAGGGGTGTGGTCCCCAGCTGCTTGGCCGCCTCGACGATGTGAGGCAGGGAAAGGGTGAGGACATCCTCCATCCGATCCACGACCACGTTGAATGAGACCAGGCCGTGGTTCTTATAGAGCAGCACACGAAGTGATTGGACAGACCGTCCAGCCAGCTTAGCGGCCTCCTCCCAGCTGGCATACCATTCGTTCCCCGACGTGCGATAAAGCACATGGATTCGCGCTAACTCTGCCCGGGTGAGGATCGTGGTACGAAATCGCTTGGTAATTGGAGCGGATAAAGTTGGGTTCGCGGCCCGCCAAGCAGCGGATCGTCGATCCCCGAAAAGGTCCTCCTCGATGCCAAATTCAGCGGCAATTGCGATGATTTGAGCGGATGCGCTTGCCCGTGAATTGGCCGGCATCGCATTGATCAGGTCGATGAAGTGTGACTTAAGTACTTCAAATGATTGGTCTTTGGTCTTGGTTCTTGGGGCTTTGGCCATCTCTCGTCTCCTCGCTACAAAACTACGGCACTACACCAAACCCTATTCCTCTAGGATTTATACTCTGTACTTCTCTTCTATATTATATCCTTTTATCTCTATCTTTCTATATAGATAGAGATAAAATAGAGTATATATTGCATCCTCTTGATCCTATTCAAAAATTCCTGCTACAGCACATAGCAACGGATTCTGTAGTTTCAATTTCTTCTTGTAATTCAACAAGCTGGAAATCATCTTCTGTAGTCAGGGCCCACCGGCCTGCCGGAGTATATACGCCTCCCACCGTGCGATGTAGAATCACGCGTAGAAAATGTGAACGGATGGCAACGGCCAGGCCCCAAGGAGTTCGATGTTGAGCAAGGTCCCCTCGCCTCCCAAGGTGAACAAAGGCCGCGGCGGTCGGCCCAAAGGTGCCATCTCATCCTTCTCGATGAGGATGCGCGAAGCAGCAGCGGCCGCTGGCATGCTCCCCCATGAGTTCCTGCTCATGATCGTCCGGGGCGAACCCATCCCCCAAAAGCGGTACGTCGAGGTCAAGGACAAAAGCGACAAGGTCATTGGCCACGAGCTCATCGAGGAGCTCGTCTACCCGGACCTCGTGTTGCGCCAAGATTCCGCCAAGGCCGCGGCTCCCTACTACGCCCCACGTCTCGCCACCCAGACCGTCAACCTGAATGGAACTCTGCGCACCGAAACAATGACGGACGAGGAGCTCGATTCCGCCATCAAGGACATCCAGACGGCCCTCGGCATAGGCGGGGCCAATGCCAAGAATCGCTAACGAGCAATTCGTCGCCAACGCTGCCCTGAAGCAGAAGCTTTATGACCTGCTCCGTGAGAAGCAGCGCCGCCAGGTTGTCAACAAGATTCCCATCATCCCCAAGCTTGAGCCGGTCCTCAGCGAACCCGCGCGTTACAAGGTCATCTACGGGGGTCGTGGCGCCGGACGCACCTGGTCCGTGGCCCGCAAGCTTATCTCCCGGGCCTTCAAGGAAAAGCTGCTCATCCTCTGTACCCGTGAATATCAGAACTCCATCCAGGAGTCGGTGCATCGCGTGCTGGTGGATCAGATCGAGCGCCTGGACCTGCAGAATCACTTCAAGATCACGGATAGTAACATCTCCTCGGCCTCCGGGTCCGAGTTCATCTTCAAAGGCCTGTCAGCGAACATTCGATCCCTGAAGTCCTTTGAAGGTGTGAACATCTGCTGGATCGAGGAGGCTGAGAAGGTCAGCGACGACAGCTACAAGGCGCTCATCCCCACGATCCGCCGCCCTGGGTCCGAGATTTGGATCAATTTCAACCCGAACGAGGAGAAGGACCCCACCTACCAGCGCTTCGTCATCAACAAGGACAAGCTGCCCAGCGCCAACGTGGTCAAGATCACGTATGAGGACAATCCTTGGTTCCCGGATGAGCTGCGCATGGAGATGGAATATCTCCGGGCCATCGATTACGACGCGTACCTCCACGTCTGGGAGGGCGAGTGCCTGCAGCATGGCGACGCCCAGGTGCTGCGTGGCCGCTTCGTGTGCCAGACCTTCGAGCCGAACCCCGATACGTGGGGCGGTCCTTACTATGGCGTGGACTGGGGCTTCGCCAAGGACCCCACCGTCATGATTCGCTGCTGGGTGCATGAGCGCACCCTGTACGTGGAATATGAGGCCTACGGTATCGGGGTCGACACCCATAAGCTTGCCAAGCTGTTCGAACCGGTGGTCGGGGGCGTGGAGCATATCTCACGCGCCGACTCCGCCCGCCCTGAGACCATCTCCTACATGCAGCAGCACGGCTATCCGATGATGCGCGGGGCGGACAAGGGCCCAGGCAGCGTAGAGGATGGGGTCGAGCATCTGCGCGGCTACGAGAAAATCGTGATTCATCCCCGCTGCCCGCAGACCCTCCAGGAGGCGAAGCTGTGGTCTTACAAGACCGACCGCATCACGGGTGAGGTCCAGCCGGTGCTCATCGATAAGCACAACCACTGCTGGGATGCGATCCGCTACGCCTTGGAGCCGATCATCAAGCGCAGTGGCCGTGGGCTGCTGGACTTCTACAAGCAGGAGGCGGCCAAGACCAAGGAAGCGAACGAGAAGCAACGTGGTCAACTTGGCGCCGTGCGCACGGAGCTCGCGACGGCAAGCAATGAGGCCCAGGCGGCGCGGGCCACGGGCGCGAATGCCCTGCTGGGGATGTTCAAACGATGATGAAGCTCTTGTTGGTTGTTGTGATCCTGATGGTCGTGGCTGCGGTGGTGGGTGGCTTGCTTGGGCTGCTGGTCTTTGGGCTGTGGCCGTCATGATCAACCCGGGTTCAGCTGACTGGTTCGCGGTACGTCGGGTCATCCAGTGTGTGATGCCCAACCCGCCCGAGGTCGAGGTGGTGGAGCTCGGTGACGGTTGGTGCAGATGGTGGTGCGCCGCGATCCTCGCCGGAGGGGAACGCCAGGGTACGCCGGCTGAGGTGCGGGATCATGTGCTTCAGTACGTAGCACGTACCAAGCATTCGATGAACAAATTTGAGCGGAGTTACATGACATGCGGGATTTGAATCGCACCTTGTTGCCGCCCAGCCGGATGCGTCGTGGGACGTGGCGTCACAGCCACATCTTTCAGGCCTACATCTGCTGCCCGCGCTGCGGGGCCGTTGCTTACCTGGGACAGGACCACACGGTGTCGCCTGAGGGTTACGTGAGCCCCAGCGTGCGGTGCCCGGATGCCATCGCTTGCCAGTTCGACGAGTTCGTGATCCTCAAGGGCTGGCGCATGCAGGTGGTGCCGATGCCCTCGGACCTGAGGGCGGTCGCATGAGGGCATGGCTCACCCACGCGAGCGTGGTCCTGCGAGTCTACATCCTGCGGGTGCTGGTGGCGTTCGACCAGCTCATCAATGCAGTCTTTGGTGGATACCCGGATGAGACTATCTCGGCCCGGTGGTACCGCCTGCAGAACAAGGTGGCCTTGGCCTACTGGGGCTGCAAGCTGCTGTGGCTCATCGAGACTGACCACTGCTACAAGGCTTACTTAAGCACGATCAATCAGAAGTATGTGCAGCCCACGGAGCGCACCGTCAATGAATGAGCTTGAGATTGGTAAGCAGGTCATCATCAAGGCCACGCGCAAGGTTGGCATGATCGTGGGTCGCGTGTTCAGTGCTGAGAAAGGTTATCGCTACAAGGTTCATATCGCGATTGGTAGCTCCGAGTGGCATGCCGCCGATGAAATCATGTTGTATAAGAAGGAACCGAAGTCATGACGTACCAAGTACCTGATTATATTGGCGCACCTGATGCTGCTGGCACCAGCCGCCGCCGTCGGTCGCATCGTGGGCAGTATGGCTACGCCCTGGGTCAGACCCCGTTCTTGATTGCCTATGAATCTACCGGTGTGGTCTTTGCCGATGGTACCACGGTCGAGGAGCCATTGTCTGCGGCCGAGGCACTTCGTATCGACTACACGAACCCAGATTTCAGTTTTCCAATTCGCAATCCCACGGATGACAGTGACACAGGAACCACGATGACGGACGCACAGTTTTTTGCTGCGTTTTACTCACGTGTGCGGGCAGCTCAGAAGGCGCGAGATGATGCCGCCATCGCGGCGGATGCCACCAACCCTGCAATGCCGAGTCCCTGATAAATGGCAAACCGCTATTGGGTTCCTGTCGCTGGATCAGGATCAGGCACATGGGATACATCTGACACCACCCACTGGTCTACTTCTAGTGGTGGTGCTGGTGGATTTGCGCCGCCTACATCCAGCGATACGGCTATTTTCGACGCCAATAGCGGCACCGGAACAGTCACCGTCTCAAGTGCCGTCGCAAACACAGTCAATCTCAGTGCAAGCAGCATTCTTACATTCGTCAGTTCCGGGGTAACTTGTAGCGGCGCATTTACTGGCAAAGCTGCGGTTTCATTCGGACCAGCTCTTACAATGTCAGGCACCGGCAACCTGACAAGCAACGGCATGACACTACCGTCGCTGACGATCAACGGATCATCCATCACGGTTACGTTGCAGGATGATCTGAATGTAAGCGGTACACTTACGCTTACCAAGGGGTCAATCAGCGCAGGCTCGCACAATGTTACCTGTGCGAACTTCTCGTCGAGCAATACCAATACCCGCACGATCAATTTAGGGACTGGCACCTGGAATCTTACTGGCACCGGAACCGTCTGGGATGTCTCGACCACCACTGGGCTGACTGTTACCCGTAATTCTGGCGGCGCGGGTACGATCAAACTATCAGATACCAGCACTACAGCGCGCACTTTTGCTGGCGGTGGCAAGAGCTATAGCAACCTGTGGATTACGGGTTCAGGTAACAGCACGACCACCCTTACCGGTAGCAATCTTTTTACCGACATCCTGATTGATGCGGCTCCGCGCACCGTTACATTTCCGGCAAGCAGCACCACCACATACAACACGCTAAGGACGCGCGCTACAGCTACTGCGGCGATCACTCTCAATTCGTCGTCATCTGGCACAGCCGCAAGCCTGTCAAATAATAAGGGATACACGACATTTTGGGATTATTGCTCGATCAAGGATATTCATTCTGTCCAATCGAGCGTCTGCTATGCTGGAACGCATAGCACGAACGTCAGCGGCAACGCCAACATCACCTTTACAAACCCGCCAAATGCGCTGACGGGAAACCAGACCATTACTTCATCTGGGATGTACTGGTGGACTGCTACAGCAGACGGAACTCTGAAGTCTGAGCTGTGGGGTGCGGGCGCTCAGGGCAACACCGATACCGAGGCGGTGCAGGGTGGTGCTGGTGGTGCGTACTCGAAAGTTAATGCTTACCCAGTAAATAATTACTACAGCTACTTTGTCTACATCGTAGCTGCGGGGGCGGTCAATAATGTTGCGGATGGTACGGCTTATCCGACCTTCCTTGAGACCCCGCTTACGCAATGCGCCTATGCCGGCAACGGCGGCGACAACCTGGGATTAAGCAATGGCGGCATTGGTGATGTCGTCTATAACGGCGGCTCGGGTGTTGGATGTGGGGGCGGTTCAAGCGCAGGCACAGCATCGAACGGAACTGATTCAACCGCGGGCAGCGACAGCGGCGCAGTCGGGCCAACGGGCAGTGGCCCGGGTGGCGACGGTGATTCCTCTGGTTCTGGTAATGGTAGTAACGGCGTCGCGCCTGGCGGTGGTGGTGGTGGCTCCTACGACATGACCGGCGGCCTGGGTGCCCAGGGCAAAGCGATCCTCACCTTCACGGCCTCAGGTGGTGGCACCACGGTCTACAGCGACATCCGCATCCCTGATTCGTGGGCCTCACTCATCAACGCTGATATCAAGATGCCGATTGCTGAAATCCTCGGCATCCAGGCCGACCTGCGCACCGCTATCGCGCAGCTGGCGACGGCCCGCCTGGATGCTGTGGCCACCGATGCCTGGGTCCAGATCGTAGCCACGAGCTTGCGCATCGCCACGGACCTGCTCAGCACGATCAACGCGGATCGCACCATCCCCATCGAGTTCATCTCGAGCTCGGTGACGATTACCAGCGACCTCCGGGTTGCGATCGACAACCTGGCCGCCATGACCCGGGACCTGCGGAACGCGATCGACAACACCGAGTTGGCGCGGGCCGACCTGCTCGAGCCCATCGCCAACCTGCTGGTCGTGGCCGACAACCTGGTGCTGCCACGTGATGCAGCAGGTACCACCAGATCGGACCTGCAGGACCCGTTCGCGGCACTTGGGACCGTGGCGCCGAGCGGCAGCGTCCGGTTCGACTGGGTGGGCAGGACCACCGATGACTTCGTGGTGTCGACCGAGGAGCTGCTCAACGCCCGCCGTGATTCCATGATGGCGATGGAGAACCTCCAAACGGCGCGGACCGACCTGAAGCTGCTCGTGGCCTGGTTGACTAGCATCAACGCGGACCAGCGCCTGCCGGTGGAGTGGGTGGGCGCCGCGGGGATCAACGCCTACGTGGCGGTGCCCTACGACTGGGTCACCCCGCTGCGGCGGGACCTGACGGTCCCCATCGATGCAACGTTGGCCGCGCGGACCGACGTGGTCACGGCCCAAGAGCACATGATCCGTACCTACAACGACGAGCGCGGCACCATCGAGTTCTTGCAGCAGGCGCGGCAGGATGGGCGGGTGGCGTTCGATTATCCGCTGGCCCTGACCGAGGATAGCCGGATCGTGATCGAGCGCCTGGGGGCCCTGCACGATGATCCGCGGTTCAACCTCGAGAACCTGCAGACGGCGCGGGTGGATGACCGCATCCCCTTCGAGAACCAGGGCGGCCTTGGTGCTCACTCAGACGTGGTCATGCCGCTGGATTGGACCAGCAAGGTCATCGTTGATGCCGTGGTGCGGCGGGACAACACCGCCCTGCTGTTCGTCGATGAGAAGGTGGCCATCGAGACCTTGAAGGTGGCGAGCCCGGTCGATACCACCTTCCGCTTCGCCTTCGGGCGGGACGTACACCAGGACGCCAAGGTCCTCATGGAATGGCTGGGGATCAGTCAATTCTCCAGCGATTCCAAGCTGGCGTTCGACTGGACCTCACCGGTCCGGGGCGACGCGAGGCTCAACATTGAAGCAACGATCGCGGCTGGGGGCAGCTACCACCTGGTCGTGGAAAATCTTGCCAAGGTCCTGGGCATCGAGGTCCTGCCCGGTGACACCTTGGTGCTTGTCAACGCCGATTCGTTCATCAAGGCGGAGTGGGGCGGCTCCAGTGGGTTTGTGGAAGGCAACGCAGTTGTCATTCATATTGGCGCGCGCAGGTCGGTGTGGCATATACCTGCACGCATAGTTAAGCGTTACACCATCGAACAGTAACGAGAGGAATTGAAAGATGTCTGTGCAAGCAACTGATCTTGTCGCCTACGGCTCGGCTTCGATGCCGGATGACGACACCGGTACTAACATCGGCGGCGCCGTCTCCAGCGGTAGCAACCTCATCCGCATGGTTTTTGACGACATCACGCCCAGCGGCAACGTCCAGGTCGTATCCAGCGCCACGGGTGACACCACCCAGTCGGTTGCGGTCTCGGGTCGTGACGCCTCAGGTGTGCTGATCAGCGAAACCAAGACCCTTAACGGTCAGACCGCCGTGGCGATGACCACCAACACGACCTGGGAGCGCCTGCTCAAGGCCGTCAAGTCTGCCACCACCACGGGCGACGTCGCGGTGGAATCTGCCACGGCGGTGCGCACGGGGACGGCGCAGGCCGGCACGTCGACCTCCATCACGCTGGACTCGGGCGCCTCGGGCACCGACGACGCCTACAAAGACATGATCATCCGCATCACGAGCGGCACCGGTGCGGGCCAGATTCGCAAGATCAGTCAGGTCGGCTCGGTGGCTTACACGGGTTCCACCAAGGTGGCCACGGTCGATCGCGCGTGGGGCACGACCCCGGACAGCACGTCGGTGTTTCGCATCTCACATGGCATGTACTTCGAGAAGGCGCCGAACGAGGTCTTCCAGCTGCGTCGTCCGTTCTACAACTCGTCGGCCGATGTGGCGGGTGGGTCAGCCAAGACCTACTACGAGAAGATCTTCCTGACCAACAACAACTCCTCGTTGGCGCTGACCGCGGCCACCATCGCGTTGCAGGCCGATACGTCGGGTTACGTGAGCTTTGCCCTGGAATCATCGTTGAACGGCACGGATACCAACGGCAGCGGCAACAACCGTCAGGTGGCGCCCAGCGGCTACACGTTCAACACGACCACCAAGAACGTGGCGAACTCGCAGAACCACACCAACGGCGCCGGCCAGGGCGTGTGGCTCAAGCTGGCCCTGCCGGCTGGCGCAGCTGCGGCGAAGAACACCTTCACGCTGCGTGAGTCGGGTACCACGACCTAAGGACTGTGAGCCATGAGCAACCCGACCGTGCTGGTTAAATTCGCGAGTGCCGCGCCGCTCTTCAACATCGACCTGACAGCCTTGCTGAACGGTCGGACCATAGATCATCTGATCGAGTTGGTCGCGTTGAACGACGACGAGAACACCCTGACGATCGGTGATGTGGTTATCAACGACACGCCTGTCGTGTTCGATGACGGCCAGGTCGCCCCAGTGCGGTCGGTTTTCCAATTAACGATCGGGGACGGCACCCCTGGCATGATCTACGAGCTAGCAGGCCAGTTCGTCATGTCAGGCGGTTACCCCGATGAATTTCGCGTGCTGCTGGAGGTTCTCTGATGCCCGGGCTAATCAAACGACTCGCTGACTCGACCAGGTATGTGCTGGCTGGGTCCAACCCGCTTGGTAAGGCGGCAAGTGAGCCGGTAAGCTTCACGGATCGGGTAACCGAGGCCACGCGCTACGTGGTTGACGGCATCCAGCCGGTGTCCTGGTTCTCGCCGGCCCAGCCGATGGAACCGGTGGCCCAGCAGGCGATCGGCCGCCAGTTCGACTACCCCGTCGGCTACAACCTGCGTATTACCCCACGGCAGGAGGAGGCGATCAGCTTCCCTCAGCTGCGCTCGCTGGCCGATAGCCATGACATCACGCGGCTGCTCATCGAGACCCGTAAGGACCAGATGGTCAAGGTGCCGTGGAACATCATCTACCGCGACAGCCAGAAGAACCTGGACGACAACTCCAAGGACACCCGCATCCAGGAGGTGCTGGCCTTCCTGCGCATGCCGGATCGCATCAACACGTGGCAGAAGTGGTTGCGGGCCCTCATGGAGGACATGCTGGTCATCGACGCCGCCACGGTCTATCCTCGCTTCACGAAGGGCAAGAAGCTCTACTCGTTGGACCTGATCGACGGCGCCACCATCAAGCGGGTGCTGGATGAGACCGGCCGCGTGCCGATGCCGCCGAGCCCTGCATACCAACAGGTGCTCAAGGGCCTCGGGGCCGTCGACTACTCCGCCGACGACCTGATCTACGCGCCGCGCAACATTCGGACGAACCGCATCTACGGGTACTCACCCGTCGAGCAGATCATCATGACGATCAACATCGCCCTGCGCCGGCAGGTCCACCAGCTGCAGTACTACACGGAAGGCAGCCTACCGGACCTGATCTTCACAGTGCCGGATTCGTGGACCACCGACCAGCTGGCCGAGTTCCAGGAGAACTGGAACATGGAGCTCGAGGGCAACACCGCGGCCCGGCGCAAGACCCGCTTCGTGCCGGACGGCACCAAGCCGCTGAACATCAAGGATGCGATCCTTAAGGACGAATACGACGAGTGGATCGCCCGTGTGTGCTGCTACTGCTTCAGCGTGCCGCCCACCGCCTTCGTGAAGCAGGTCAATCGATCCACATCTGAGTCGCTCCAGCAGGCGGCCCTGGAGGAAGGTCTCTATCCGCTCATGGCCTGGGTCAAGGACCTGATGGACATGATCCTGTGGCGCTACTTCGGCTACGATGACCTCGAGTTCGAATGGAATCAGGAGAAGACCATCGATCAGGTCGAGCAGGCCACGATCGACAAGACCTACGTGGAGGCTGGCATCTGGTCGATCGACGAGGTGCGGGACCGCCAAGGTAAGCGGATGCTGGGGATCGGCAACATGATCATCACCGGGTCCGGTCCGGTCATGCTCAAGGACTTCACCGATGAGGCCCTGGACCAGCAGGCCAAGGAGGAGGAAGCTAACCAGGCGGCCGCCCTGCAGGCCGGGCCTCAGACGACGGCTCAGAATGAGCCGGGGACAACCGAGGTGACGCCAGGTGAACCGGGGCAGGCCAAGCCTGGGGTAACGCAGCCCAAGGGTGCCGCTCCCCAGAAGGCACCTCAGCCGGCCAAGCCGGCGGTGACCAAGGTGGACGACCAGGCCCACCAGGCGGCCACGAGTCCGTTGAACACCCGACCCGATCCGACCCCGGCCCAGATTCAGGCCGGCAACTATAAGAAGGGTCATGTGCAGCTGAACGGACTGCGGATTGCTATCGAGAACCCGCGTGGTTCTCAGCGGAGCGGGGTGGCAGCGGATGGCAGCACCTGGACCACCACGATGAACGACCACTACGGCTACATCAAGGGGTTCCGTGGAGCGGATGACGACTACGTGGATGTCTTCCTCGGCGCGAGGTGTGAAGATGCTGACTGCCCTGTACACATTATCAATCAGCTTGACCCTAGCACTGGCGATTTTGATGAGCACAAGGTGATGCTGGGCTACAGCTCGCCTGAGCAGGCCCAGATCGCGTATGCGATGAACTACTCGGACTACGCCACCGCGATCGACCGCATCGGTAGCGTGAAGACGATGTCGCTGGACGACTTTAAGGACTGGCTTCGGCGAAGCTCAAATGACGAAGCCGCTAAGATGAGCAAAGGCGATACGCCTGGGCATGACTTTCATGGGAATCAATATACCGCTGGCGAGGTTGCCGCTGTGAAGGAGTACCAGTCGGGCATGTATAACAGCGATGTCGGTGGCTACGCCAACCTGCAGGGTATGCTTCGCACCGGCCAGCCTAAGTTCCCGCATGCGTGGGACGAGGCGCGTGGTCAGACGCACCTTGAGAACCTCAAGTCAGCGTTTGACAAGACGTCGACTGAGAAGGACACCACCGCCTACCGTGGCGTGCGGATCGAACGCGGCCAGCAGTCTGATCTTCTGACCGCCAAGGTCGGATCGATCCTGACCGACAAAGGTGTGACGTCCACCTCCACCAGCAAGGACGTGGTGGCAAGCAAGTTCTCGAACCCGTTGAATCGGTCTGATCAGATCGTGCGGATGGAGATAAAGGTCCCAGCGGGCTCAAAAGCCATCGACATCGACCATGTCGCCGGCAAGGTTGGTGAGAAGGAGCTGGCACTGGCCCCGAACGCACGGCTGCAGGTGACCGGCCGCAGCGAGCGGAATGGCGTGATCCACCTGAAGGCCACCATGCTCCACGATGCAAAGAAGATGGCCAAGGCGGCGCCGAAGGCGATCAACCGCACCCGCCCGGCGACGCTGAAGGCGAAGAAGGCCATTGAGGACGCGACGAAGAAGGTCTTCAAGAAAACCGCTAAGAGCGTGGCCGCTCAGCTGAGGTCCAAGCTCAAGAAGGCCCTCATCAAGGCAGATGATGTCGAGATGGTGCTGGCAAGCCTCGACCTGAGCGACCTCCAGGACCTGGGCCCGCAGCTACAACGCATCTACGAGGAGTTGGGTCGGGACGGGGTGATGCAGGCACTGGTCCAGCTCAAGGAGATCGGCTACACGCCCACCACCGAGGAGGAAGCGTCAGTCATCGAGCAGGCCAACTCGGCTGCCGTGACCTGGGCCCGCCAGCGCGCCGCGACCCTCGTGGGCCGCCATATCAACGAGGACGGTGAGATCGAGGAGGCGGTGCGGTCTGAGTATCAGATCGAGGAGACCACACGCAGCATGCTCCGCAGCCTGATCACCCGGGCGCTGGACGAGGGCACGACCCCGGCTGACCTCGCGCAACAGCTCAGCGACGCCAGCGTGGCCGAGGACTTCCCCTTCAGCGATGCCCGCGCCACGACCATCGCCCGCACCGAGACGGCCTTCGCTGATGTCGCGGGGAACATGGCGACCTACCGCAGCACCGGTGTGGTGGCCGGCAAGCGCTGGATTACCGCCGGCGATGACCAGGTTTCTGAGGACTGCGACGCCAACCATGAGCAGGGTGTCGTGGACCTGGAGGATGAGTTCCAAGGGGGCGTGGATGCCCCACCCCAGCATCCAAATTGCCGGTGCGACGTTGTGCCGGTGCTTGCATCTGATACGGAGGAATCCTGATCGTGGATATGTTTGTACAAATCACCAAGGTGGACGAGGCACGACGGGAGGTCTACGGTCGCGCGGTCCAGGAGGTCCCCGATAAGGCCGGGGAGATTTTTGACTATGCCACCAGTAAGCCCAACTTCGAGAAGTGGTCGGCTGATGTGGAGAAGGATTCCGGTGGCCGCTCACTGGGTAACGTGCGCTCCATGCATGGGAACGTCGCGGCTGGCAAGGTCATCAAGATCAACTTCAACGACGATGAGAAGGCCATCGACATCGGGGCCAGGATCGTCGACGACAACGAGTGGCAGAAGGTGCTGGAGGGTGTCCACACCGGCTTCTCCATCGGCGGCAGCTACGGCAAGACCTGGCAGGACGGTAAGCTGAAGCGCTACACGGCCATCCCCAGCGAGATCAGCTTGGTGGATCGTCCCTGCATTCCCACCGCCAAGTTCTTTCAGGTGGTGAAGATGGACGGCAGCACCGAGGACCGGGCATTCATGGAGAAGGGCGATAAGCCCGGCCACGAGTTTCACGGGAATCAGTATAAGGAAAGTACTAATGCTGCCTTTGATGCCACTGCGAAAGCAAAAGAGGCATCTGCCAAAGCACACTCTGAAAAGACAGTAGAAGCGCATAAAGAGGCGATTACGGCTCATCGCGAGGCTAGCGAAGCTCATTATCAGGCGGCGAGGGTAAACGCCTTGAGCACCGATAGACCACCTAAGGAGAAAGAGGCACGGGAAATTACTCACACCTCCCTGCGCCGTTATCACGACAGCGAAGTGGATAGCCATCAAGATGCTATTCGCCGCATTGGAAAGACCGAATCCTCTGACGGCCTCGAAAAAGGTGACCATCCCGGTCATGAGTTCCATGGGAACCAGCACTCAGGTGGCGGCAGTGGTAAGGAAAGCGACGCCAACCGTGGACTTGCTCACAGCGCGGCTAGCAACCGCGCTGAGGCTGCCAGCGAGGCCGCGAAGAGCACCACGGGCAGCAATAAAGATAAGGCCCAAGCGCAATATCACGCGGCTACCGAGCACGCCAAGGCGAGCGCGGAGCACCGGGCCACGGGGAACCACGATAAGGCGGACTACCACGCCCAGAAGGCGGCGGATCACGCCAAAGCAGGTAAGGACTATGAGCGCTCCGCTAAGAAAGCTGAGGAAGATGAGATGAATAAGGGCGACAAACCTGGGCATGAGTTCCATGGGAATCAGCATACCAAGGGCGCAGCAGGCGTGATCGATTCCAAGGACCACCTTAATTGGACTGGGAATCATGGTAAAGGTTCGCTTAAGGTGAGCGGCGACAAGATTACTTTGCAGGATTCTCACTATTCGCGTAGTAACGCTGAGCGTGCAGTGAGTGATGCAAAAAAGGATTGGAGTCCTGGTGGGATGTACCACTCCTATATGAAGGAACAAGGCTATGACGTATCACATGTCTCATCGAATATTGATGAGAAAGGTGATCGCTCTGTTGTATCACACACCATTCGTGTAAATGGTCCAGCTGAAAAATCTGAGGAACCCGAAATGACGAAGTTGAGCGAGCAGGAGGTTTATGCCTCCGTGCAAAAGAGCATTATGGATGGCGCCATCACGCAGGACGACGTCCTTCGGGTACTGAGCAACCTGGCCAAGGGTAAGAAGGAAACCAAGGCATCCGATAAGGATGACGGCGAGGATGCCGACAAGCAGGACGATAAGAAGGATGATGAGGACGTCGATAAGAAGGACGACGCCGACAAGCAGGATGATGCTGATAAGAAGGACGATGCCGACAAGAAGGACGACGGCAAGAAGGAAGGCGAGATCGAGAAGGTTGCGGCTCGCGACGACGTCGACCCCAAGGAGGGGAAGGAAAAGTACGGCGACGTCGAGTTCGCCGATGCCAAAAACAAGAAGTATCCGATCGACACGGAGGAGCATATCCGCGCCGCGTGGAACTACATCAACAAGGAGAAGAACGCGGGCAAATACGACGCCGAGGACCTGACCGCCATCAAAGCTAAGATCGTGAGCGCCTGGAAGTCCAAGATCGATAAGGAAGGTCCGCCCAGCGCCGCCGAGAAGAGTGAGGCCGTGACCCTGAAGAAGGGCATGTACACGGTCGCGGCGCTCGCCAACCTGCTGCAGCAAATTCGCAACATGGTGGACAACGTGAGCGCAGAGGCCGCAAGTGAGGGCGACAACTCGACCCTGCCGGACCAGCTGATGAGCTGGCTGAAGTCGGGCGTGGATGTGCTCACGGACATGGTCGGTGAGGAAACGTCGGAGCTCGTGGGTGACGAGAACGACGGGGACCTCCCGGTGCTGGCGATGAGCCAGGCCATCGGTGAACTTGCTAAGGCCGGCGCCCGCAACAGCAAGGCGGACCTTGACAAGCTCCAGCAGATGCATGACCTATGCAAGGACCTCGGGGCCAACTGCGGAGGCGGCATGGACAAGGCCGAGGGCGGTGACGCTCTCAACAAGGCACTGGGTCAGGTCAACGAACTGAAGAAGACGGTTACCGAGCTCACCACCGCGCGTGATGAGCTCCAGAAGCGTGTTACTGAGTTGGAAGCGCAGCCTGAGGCACCGAAGGCCGTGCTGAAGAGCATCGACAAGGGCAGTGACATCCTCACTGCTGTTGATAGTGGAGATAAGGTTGAACCCATTACCAAGCGTGATGGTTCAGTTGACGAAACCGCCACGGCGTTCAAAAAGATTCTCGCCACCGGCGGTAAGCACATCTCGCGGATTTAACAACCGCGATCACAACGAAGGAGCTGCAGTAAGATGAGCATGAATGATACCACGAACGCCAGCCTGGACTTGATCCGTAAGTCCCAGGCATCTCCGGTGGACCTGGCCAAGTCGACGTTCTCACAGTCGGCCTCTGCCACCTCCGGTCTTACCTTCTACGACCTGGAGCCCGGTGCGAAGCTGCTGTACCCCGTGCTGACCCCGCTCCGCAACATCATCCCCCGCGTGAGCGGTAAGGGTGGCATTCAGGCTTCGTGGCGCGCTGTGACCGCGATCAATAGCACCAACGTGGGTGCTGGTCTCGGTGCAGGCAACCGCGGTGGCGTGATCCCCGTCACCACGGCCGACTACATCGCGGCCTACCGTGGCCTGGGTCTGGAATCCAACGTCGACTTCGAGGCGGATTACGCGGCTCGCGGCTTCGATGACGTCAAGGCCCTGGCGGTGCAGTCGCTGCTCGAGTCTCTGATGATCCAGGAGGAGCACACGATCCTCGGTGGCAACGCCAGCCTGGCGCTAGGCACCTGCCCCACCCCCTCGGTGACGGGTTCCACCTCCGGCGGCACCGTCTCCACCGGCACGACCCTGAGCGTGAAGTGCGTGGCGCTCACCTACGAGGGCTACTACCGCTCCAGCATCGCCAACGGCGTGCCTGGTCAGATCACTCGTACGAACGCCGATGCGTCGACCGACACCTTCGGTGGCGGCACGTCGCAGGTCTCTGCGGCCGGTACGGGCACGGTCGGTTCCTCGGCCGGTTCCGCCACCGCGACGGTGACGGCGGTCAAGGGTGCCGTGGCCTACGCGTGGTACTGGGGTGCCTCCGGCTCCGAGAAGATCGGTGCCATCACCACCATCAACTCGGTGAGCATCACCGCGGACGCGGCCGGTACGCAGACCCCGGCGGCAGCTGGTTCCTTCAGCGGCCTGGCCTCGGATTACAGCCGCAACACGCTGATCTTCGATGGCCTTATTTCGCAGATTTGCACCTCCGGTTCCAACGCTTACTACAAGGCGCTGGCGACGGGCACGGCTGGTGTCGGCACCCCGCTGACCTCTAACGGTGCGGGCGGCATCTCCGAGATCGACGCAGCCCTGAAGAGCTTCTGGGACAACTATCGTCTGTCTCCTGATACCATCTGGGTGAGCTCGCAGGAGCAGGGCAACATCTCGGCGAAGGTGCTGGCCACGACCTCCGGCAACCCGGGCGCCCAGCGCTTCGTGTTCTCGGCTGATCAGTCGAAGGTCGGCGGCGGTGTGATGGTCACCTCCTATCGCAACCCGTACTCCATGGACGGGGCGAAGGAGATTCCCATCAAGCTCCACCCGACGCTGCCTCCCGGCACGATCATCTTCACCACCAACCGCTTGCCCTACCCCATGAGCAACGTGGCCAACGTGGTGCAGGTGCGCACGCGTCAGGAGTACTACCAGATCGAGTGGCCGCTTCGCTCGCGCAAGTACGAGTACGGCGTCTATTGCGACGAGGTGCTGCAGAACTACGCACCTTTTGCCTTCGGCGTCATCACCAACATCGCCAACGGCTAACAACCTCACGGGAGCCCAGAACACCGGGCTCCCGCCCTTAGGAGACTGACATGAAGATGAAGCATTCTGACCCCGACGTGACCGGCTTCAGCGCCGAGGAAACCGTGTATCCCGTCGAGGATGGTACGATCAATGTTCGTGAGGAGCATGTGGAGGCCGCGGTCGCCCACGGTTTCACTCCGGTGGTCGAGGAAACAACCGACTCCGGCGACCTGGATGAGGAGGTCGAGGGCACCGAGGAGCAGCCTCGTCGGAAGAAGAAGGAGAAGTAATATGAAGCTCCATGCACCTAAGGGCTGTGACGGGGTGACCCTGATGGACATCTTCTACTCGGTGGACGCCCACGGCAACGTGGATGTGCCTGATGCGGTGGCAGCTGGCGCCATCGCGGCTGGCTACGAGCCGGTGACCAGTGATGTTCAGTCGGCGCCCAGCCAGCCCGACAACACTCAGGAAATGCATGATGACCACGCCGCTGGTTGATCTTGCGACCTTGGACGACGTCAAGGGCTACCTTGGCGTCAGCCAGGTGTCGGCGAATGATGATCCACTGCTGAAGCGCTTAATTACCTCAGCCTCGGCCTACATTCGCAACTACACGACCAATGACATCACCACCCAGACGGTAACTGAATGGCGGAAGGGCAACGGCCGTACCAACATGGCCCTGCGGAATACACCAATCACAGATGTTGCGTCGGTGACAATCAATGGCATCAGCGTTCCAAATGCGATGGATGACGTCGAGTGGGCAACCGGCTACATCTACGACAGCAACTTTCTCTACCTTCGAGGATTCATCTTCGAGAAAGGCATGCGGAACGTGAAGGTCGTATACACGGGCGGCTACGCGGACCCGCCAGTCGACATCGTTCAGGCCTGCTGTGAGATCGTGGCGCTGATCTACCGTCGTCGGAGCTGGATCGGTCAGTCCAGCAAGGGGATGGCAGGTGAGACCACGAGCTTCATCCAGAAGGAGGTTGCGCCGGAGACGTTGGCTACCCTGAAACGCTATAACACGGTGGTGCCTATCGTATGAGCCGCATTGTTGGGACCATTGTCGGTGATAAGAACATCCTGAAGCAGTTCCAGGATGTTGTGGCCAATACCCGCACCCGGCTGGAGCAGACGGTGGCGGAGATCGGCCTTACGCTGCTGACGAAGGTCAAGGAGGAGAAGTTGTCTGGTACCCCCGCCAGCAAGATTCTCACCCGTGGGCCGAACAAGGGGAAGCGTCGCTATTACCGTGCCAGCAAGGACCTGCCCGGTGGTCAGCAGCTGTCGGTGATCACGGGTAACCTGCGTCGGTCCATCAACATGCAGTTGACCAGCGATGAGACCAGCATCGTCGCCTCGGTTGGTGTGGGTAAGACGGCGCCGTATGGCAAGTACCATGAATTTGGAACCAGCCGGCTGCCGGAGCGGTCATTTTTGCGATCGTCGCTCCAGGAGTTGGCTGATGACGCGCGAGCCAAGATTCTTGGCGCGGTGAGGAGGTAACATGTACGTCGACCGTGAGCAAATCTACGACGCTTTGTTCCAGCTGATCGGGCAGGCGCCGGGGATCAACTTGAAGGCGCGCCGTCTGCGTCATTGGGCCGACGTGCCTGATTCTCAGCAGCCGGCGCTCTTCATGCTCCAGCGTAATGAAACTCCGTTGCAGGTGACCAACATGCCGCCGCGGTGGAAGCTCAACGTCGAGCTGTACCTTTATGCGAAGACGCAGGACATCAATGAGGCGCCGTCAGCCATTCTGAACCCCATCATTGATTATGTTGACCGGGCCCTGGCCCCAATAAATGGAATGGAGAACCAAACTCTCGGCGGGTTGGTGCATTACTGCCGAATCAGTGGGGCTCTTCAAACTGACGAGGGGTTGCTTGGCGACCAGGCGGTTGTCATCATCCCAGTTGAAATCATGGTTCCTTAACTTAAAGAGCAGGAGTAGTAAAAATGCAAATCGGTTTCGCATCTGGTATCATCTGGGCACGTCCGAGCACGGACGTCACTGGTACCGCCATCGCCAACCCCACTGTGCAGAAGTTCGGCGCGTTGCAGGACATCTCGCTGGACATCAGCTTCGATACGAAGATGCTGTATGGCGGCTATCAGTTCCCCATCGATGTGGCGCGCGGTAAAGGCAAGGCCACCGCTAAGGCCAAGGCTGCCCTGGTCAACGGCAACCTGCTGAACGCGCTTGTGTTTGGCGGCACCACCAATGCCGGCACGGCGCTTTATGACTATCAGGATACCGCCGGCCTGCCAATCCCGGCGTCCAGCCCGTACACCCTGACCATCGCGCCGCCGTCCACCGGCACCTTTGCGAAGGACTTGGGTGTGCGCAACGCCACCACGGGCCTGCCGCTGACCCGCGTGGCCACGCCCTCGGTAAGCGGACAGTACTCGGTGAACGAGTCGACCGGTGTTTACACGTTCTACAGCACCGACGCGAATACCAAGGTCTACATCGATTACCGCTACTCGGCAACGATCACGAATGCGCTTAACTTCGACATTAACAATCAGCCGATGGGCAACGCGCCGCGGTTCGGCATTGACCTGGCTATCCCGTATCAGGGTAAGCAACTTACCTTCTCGTTCCCGAATTGCATGTCGAACAAGTTGTCATTCGCAACGAAGTTGGATGACTACATGATTCCTGAGTTCGACATCGACATCTTCGCTGACCCCACCACTAACAAGTTTGGTACCGTCAGCACGGCCGAATAATAACTGCCCAACCGGCGCCGCCTCCATGGGGCGCCCCACAACTTAGGAGACGACAATGGAAGAATACCAAGTGGGATTTGAGGTCCCCGGACCTGCTGAGCCTACCTTGGACTCAGTGTACGTGGAAAAGGATAAGGTCCCCTTCGAGGGGGAGGAGGTCGTGATTGCCAAACGGGTGTGGGTGGTGCCACAGCTCAGCTTGAAGCAGGCCAAGACGATCCAGCCACGTGTCAACAGCATGCAGCAAGGGACCCTCCCGACCTTCCAGGTGATCGCTGAGGTGGTCTTTGCGGCATTGAAGCGTAACTACCCCAACCTGACCATGGACCTGGTCGAGGACCAGCTGCTCACGGTTGGCAACAGCATCAGCATCTTCCAACAGGTCATGCGAGTAGCGGGGTTCAAACAGGGGGAAGGGGCGGGGCAGCCGACAATGGCCCCATCGACTGGGACCACATCTACGCCCACCTAATCACCATCACCGGATGGACGTGGGAGTATATTGATGAGTTCATGACCATCCCGCGGCTGGATGCGTTAATGAGTTACTGGAAGCAGCAACCTCCGACCCATGCTCTGATGGCGGGGTATGTGGGGTATAAACCACCCTCAGAGTTCAAGATTGCGACTGAGGAAGAGTTGGCAGCATTCTTAACAGGATTTGGCAATGTCTGATAGTGACCAAGAGGTATCAGTAAAGGTCGCAGCTGAGGTAGGTGACCTCAACGCTGGCATGGCTTCAGCTGCTGAGGCTGTCAGTGCGTTCACCACCTCGACCACGGCAGCCTTTGACAACCTAGCGGCTGACACCTCAGCGCAGATTGCGGAGATTACCAACAACGTTAACTCAGCTTTCGATGACCTGGGTGCCAGCTCCGCACATCTGGATGAAGTAAGTAAGAGCCTAGATGACATGGGCAACCATGCCAAGGACGGCACGGAGGAGCTCAAGGAACATGGCGAGGAGGCATCAGGGCTCTTCGGCAAGTTGAAGGTGTCGGCTGGCGAGTTCACCGAGGCGTTCAAGGAGCAACTTGAGGGGCTTAAGGGCCCCTTTGAGTTCGTGGAGGAGCACCTGAAGGCACTTGCTGCGATCCTCGCCGGTGGAGCCATCTTCAAGAAGTCCGTTGATGAGGCGGTGAACTTCACGCGTGAATCCTACAACATGGCCCGGCAGATGGGCATCACGGCTGATCAGGCATCCGCCCTGAAGGTCGCGATCGAGGATGCCCACGTGACCACCGAGGCCTATATGTCAGCCAATATGCGGTTGACACGGCAGGTCAAGAACAACGAAGAGGCCCTCAATGCCCTGGGGCTGGTGACCCGTGATGCCAACGGCCACCTGCTCGACCAGAACACCATCATGCTCAACGCGATCGAGTCTCTCAAGGACTACAAGGAGGGTACCGATCGCAACCTCGTGGCGCAGCAGTACTTCGGTCGCGGTGGTGCCAGCAACGCTGACATGCTCAACATCACCAAGGAGAAGTTGGATGAGGCCCGTGAGGCGCAGGATCGCTTCAACCTGACCGTCGGTGAGGAGGCCCTGGCCAGCTTCCAGGAGTATCGCAACTCCATGCAGGATGCTCATGATGTGCTTGATGGCATCGGGGTAACGATCGGTCGAGCGGTCATGCCGGCCCTCACACAGTTTGCCAACTGGTTTGTCAGCGTCGGCCCCACCGCGATCCTGGTGGTCAAGGGCGCCATCGGCGGCTTCATGGCGGCCCTGGACGGCATCATCTTGACGGTGAACCTGATCGTTGACATTTTCAAAACCGAATTCCGTAATATCGTAGCAGCGGTGGCTGATGCCGCGGTGGCCATCAACGACCTCTTTCATGGTGATGTCGCCGGGGCCATCGCTGCCGGCAAATCGTTTGGCAGCGATATCGTCGATTCCTGGAAGCAGGGTTGGGATGAGGCCGTCAAGGATGCGGAGAAGACCCAGACCCAGCTTGCCAACCTGTTCGGCAACCAGACCCCCATTACGCAGAAGAACGAGGGCAAGGAGTATCACAACCCCAAGGACAAGTCGAAGGCCGAGGAGGAGGGCAAGAAGGAACTTGAGCAGCTGAAGCAGGAACTCGAGCAGAAGAAGCTGGCCACCGCCGACTTCCATCAGTGGACCCAGGCTGAGGAGGCCGCCTTCTGGCAGGAGAACATAAGTCGGGTGACCGCTGGCACCACCGCCCGCCTGGAGGCCGAGAACCTGGGCAACAAGGCCCGGCGGTCCATGACCGAGGAGGCCTACAAGCAGCACTTCGACGACATGAAGGCCTTCATGGAGCAGGAGCAGGAGGGCAGCCTCGAGCGCCTGCAGACCGCCGAGCTGATCGCCAAGGGGATCGGTGAAACCTACGGCGAGGACAGCAAGCAGTACGCCGCGGCTATGAAGGACCTTGAGAAGGAAGCCAAGGCCCACGTCGATTATATGGCGAAGCTGGATGAGGCGCAGGCCGTCTATGAGCGCGACCATCAGTTGGCCATGCTGGACCTTGAATCTGAGGCCATCAAGCAGCAGAAGAACCTGGATATCATTAATGCCGAGGATGAACTGCAACGGACGATGGACGTCGAGGAGAAGAAGTTTGAGATTAAGCGTGAGTTCCTACAGAAGCAGCTTGCTGCGCAGAAGACCGGGACTATCGAGTACGCTAACACGCTGAATGAGATCAAGAAGCTTGACGATGCCTTTGGTTTGACCGTGGTGAAGAACTCAAATGATCGCGCCAAGGCCGTCAGTGACAGCTACAAGACGCTGGTGGGTGGGGTGACCAACGCCATTCACGGGTCCGTTCAAGGCATCCTCCAGGGGACCCTGACCGTTTCGCAGGCCTTACATAACTTCACCACCGCGGTCCTGGCTTCCTTTGCGGATATGGGCGCTCAGGTGGTGGCCAAGTGGGCTGAGAAGGAGCTCACCCAGACCGCACTGACCGCGGAGGGTGAGGCCACCCGCCAGGGCATCGAGGAAGCCGGGGCCATCCAAAGCGTGGCCATCGCCGCCTGGGCAGCGGTCAAGAAGATCGCCATCTGGGCTTGGCAGGCGGCCGTGGGTGCCTACACCTGGGCCGTGGATAAGCTGGGTCCCTGGGGCGCGGCTGGGGCGGCTGCCCTGGCCCTCGCCACGGTCTATGAGATCGGTTCCCATATCGCGGGTGGCTCAGGTGGCGGTGGAGGAGGTGGCTCGGTTGCCGGAGGGGGGACGGTAACGCCTAGTGCTCAGTCAAATGCTAACCAGACTGCCACCTCATCGACCTCAAACCAGCCGATAACCAACATCTACATCCAGGGTGACGTTGTCGATTACACCCAGCTGGCGCGGAAGCTCCGGCTGCCGAACCAATACACCACCACGGTTGATGCCATATGATGAGCCGCCCGCAATTGCTGATCAGCGACCCCACCATCATGGGTGGCGTCGTTGCATCCAGCACCTTGGATGGCTACCCAGCCTCCAATTTGGCGGACAACCGTACCACCACGTTCTGGCGGTCGGCCAATACCGCTGATCAGTATTTGACCATCTCGACGACCGCAGTCATCAACGCGATCGGGTTAGCAGGGCACAACTTTACCGGAGCGACAGTTTTGGTGCAGGTCTCTAACGACGGCTTCGTCTCCGACGTCGTGACCTGCACCACTTTTTTAGTGATGTCCACTGACCCCGTCTTAAAAACCTTCACCTCGGTGGCTGGTAAGACTGCCTGTCGGGTGAAGATCAGTGGCCTGACCGCTGCTGCGGCGCTTGCCATCCTGGCCCTGGGCAGCTATGTGGAGTTTGACCACCCCATCGAGGATGATTACGCCCCTGCTGATCAGACGGTGAATACCTCGTTGCCAACTAATACAGGTGGGAACAACACCTCGAATGTTGGCCAACTTGTGCAACCTCATTATTTGTTCAGTGCATTAAAGACTGACATTACGTTCCCCTTGGTAGGTGATACGTGGTGGCGTGTGGTGTTCCAACCGCTGTGGCGGTCGTGGCTTGGCTTGGGGATGCCGTTTTTCTGGAAACCATCGCCTGATATCTTCCCAGATGATTCATATCTGTACCGGGTAGACGATGGGTTCACCATCTCACCGAAGCACTGGGGTCTGGGTTATCGTCAGCTGCAGATGACCTTTGTGGGAGTAGGCAACATCCAGGATCGTGCTGTTATTGAGTTGATTCGTATCGATTCTGATACACCGTGCTCAACGGAAAACCTGTTGGTGGTTCGAGTTGACTTCAACTTGCCACTTGATAATACTAACAGGGGTCTTGTGCACGCAGATATTATGATGCGTATGGAGTCACTGAGCCCAGCTACCTCGTCGTTAATCACAATTCCAATTTCGAATGCTGCTGTGGTCGTAGGTGACATCAGAATGAATGACAGTTGGCAGCAACTAACCTCAAGCGACATGAGGATCAACTTCAGTGAAAGTCTAAAAACTTACACTGATCTGATTTTGAATAATGACTACCGGGTGGCAGATACTAGCTTCTCGTTTGTAGAACTACTTCTTCATATGGATGCGTGATATGACTTCGATCATGTTCGGCAGTGGCACAATGTGGTGGTATCAGACCACTGGGCCTGATGGGTCACTACTGAATACACCTATTGCGCAAACCTTTGGTCTGCTGCAAGATGTCACCATCGACTGCTCATTCGATGCCAAGATGATGTATGGCGGGCTTCAAAATGCGATTGACATTGGTCGCGGAAAAGGAAAGTTGACTGGTAAGGCAAAATTTGCTCAATTAAATGCTAACATTTTCAGTGCGCTTTTCTTTGGCCAATCAGCGATCGATGGGCTGCTGAACGACTACAACGACCTCAGCGTCGGTACAGCCATCCCGAGCTCGCCTTATCAGATCACCGTGTCGCCGCCGTCAAGCGGGATGTACATGAAGGACCTTGGGGTGCGATATGTCGCCTCAGGTGTCGCCCTTATGCGGACAGGTGGGACCCCTGGTCCCAGTCAGTATTCGGTGGACGAGGGTACTGGGACCTACACATTCAACACCGGCGCAGTGGGATTGAAGATAAACATCGATTACCAGTACTCGCTTCCAGGTGGTAAGACCATTCCGTTGACCAATCAATTGATGGGCTACACCCCACAATTCGGGGTGGATTTGACATTGTCCTACCTTGGTAAGATAACCACGCTCTGCTTCATGAATTGCCAAAGTAGCAAGTTATCACTTGCCTCGAAGTTGGATGACTACACCTTGATTGACTTTGAATTTGATATCTTGCCTACATCAACTGGTGTGCTTTATTCAATTAGCAGTACAGATATTGGGGCTCCTGGCGAACCTAGCTTCGACCACGTAAAACTACTCCTTCATATGGACGCATAATATGAGCTTTATTGATTCTTCAAGTTTTGCACGGACACCGACTATAACTGGCAGTCCAGCTATAGTTTCAGACTCAGATGCGATTGGTGGAAAATGTGGAGAATTTTCTGGTAGTAGCCAGTACCTAACCTATACCAATACTGCTTTTCTTTTGTCTGGTCTTTTCACCATAGAGTTTCGATTAAAGGTTCTTGCCTACCCATCTGGGTCTGAAGGGTACCCATTCGGGTTTAACGATGCGCAGGATTACTTCGTGGTAAATGGAGTAGGAACTCCTGGGCAGTGGGCATTCGTGTTTTTAGGCGGAAGCATGGGTTCCGGAAGTGATAGCAGCAAGTTTATTACACTAAATCAATTCTATGATTTTGCAATTTGTCGTGATGGCAGTAATACAATATATGTCTTCAAAGATGGTAATCTTATAATTACGCACTCTAGCAGCACCGTTCGAACAGGTACGCCATCCATGTATATCGGTTCTGCTGGGCCATCATTTGCAAGTTCTGGTGTAAATTGTCGACTGGATGAATTTCGTTTCACTCAAGGCGTATGCAGATATACAGGAAATTATACGCCACTCTCTGTGCCTTTCCCGGATTCTTAAGCCATGACAGCCGCCTACGACACTGAGTTGCAGAAGCTAAGCCGCCAGCCCTCGACGCTGGTGGTGATTTCGCTTGATCGGTGCACGCGCACCTTCGGGTCGTCGCCGTGCCTCGCCACCGGGGCGCCGTGCTACAACACCTACCAGACGTGCAAGTACAAGGCGGCCTACAATGCCACGACCCAGGACTACAAGTTCTGTTGCAACACCACCACCCAACCGCTGCCGGGTCAGATCATTCGCCCGTACCTCATCGATGAGAAGTACGTGGCCCAGGAGATCAGCCCCTCAGAGGCCCTGACCATCAACCAGCAGGTGGACCTCACCATGCTGGAGGAGGATGACGACGACATCTGGGTCGACCCCTACCGGGTGAGCGCCACGCTGCGCAGCGCCCCGGGTGGAACGCAGGCGGTGGCGGCCCAGGGTGGCTTCTGGCGGAAGCTCCGGGCTCGGTCACCCAACTATATCAACCGAATGGTGACCATCAAGCACGGGTTCATCGTCCCGGGGTTCACCGAGGACGACTACAACACGGTCTTCACCGGGGTCTTCTATAACCTTCAGTTCGCCCCGGGTGAGGCGATCGTGTCGGTGAAGGGTCTGCTGGCCCTGACGGACCAGGACTACCCGACTAAGACCGACGGTAAGTTGGACGCTGCGATGCTCACTACCGACACGTCCTTGACATTGTCCTCCGGTACAGGGACCATCAGCGACGTGATCGGTCTCACCTCCCAGTATGACACCTCAGGTTATATTGTGATCGAGGGGGAGGTGATGAGCTACACCGGGGTTTCAGTGGACCTCGGGACTGGTCAGACGACCTTGACTGGCCTGACCCGCGGGCTCTACCAGGCATATGGGTGGACCGCGGCGGCGGCTCATGGTGCCACCGCGGAGGTTCAGCAGGCGTATGTTCTAAATGGTAACCCGTTGGACCTGATGGTAGCTCTACTTGAGAGCGCGGGCATTCCCAGTGGGAACATTGATACTACATTATTCGCCTCCGAACGTGACCTCTGGTTCAGCAGCACACAGTTCCTAGGCATCCTTGATCAACCGGTCAAGATCAAGGACCTGCTGCAGGAGCTCCGGGCTCAGACCAACACGGTAATTTGGCAGGGCGACGACCAGCTGATCAAGGTCAAGTTCCTGGGTCCGAACCAGCCTGGCAGCAGCTATCGCCTCATCACCGACTCGAACAACCTTGTGAGCAACACCAACGGTTCGTCACTCACGATCGATGACAACAGCATCCAGCGCATCACACGAGCTAGTATTTACTACGATATCATTGCCACGAAGGACATCTCAGACCCGTCCAACTTCCAACACGCGGCAGTCACCCTTGACGCTGAGGCTGAATCCGCCACGCTTTACAATGATGTGAAGGTGCGGACGCCCATGTATTCCCGCTGGGTGCGCACGGCGCTGCTTGGCGACGCCTATGGGCGGCTGATTTGCCAGAAGATCGTGGCTCGCTTTCGCGATGGCAACCGGCTGATCACCTTCACGCTTGAGCTGAAAGATGAGGGGTTGGCACTCGGGGAGATATTCCAGCTACTCTCACAGGAAATTGTAGATAAGGACGGTGCCCCGGCCCTGAGTTACTTCATGGTGACCAGCAAAGAGCGAACCGGTCTTGGGACCATCCAATACAAGGCCGCGCAGGTCTCCAATATTAGTACTCGCAGCGCCTTCATTGCGCCAAGCACAGTTTCTAGGGACTACGACACGGCGACCGATGCTGATAAGCAGTACTGTTATATTGTAAGCGGAACGTCGCTCACCTTCGATGATGGCACAGGACCATATCTAATCTCATGATAGCCAACAGCGAAATTCTATATGATAACCGCTTCGCGGACGCCGCACCGGTGGCCAGCTCAACGGCGGCAGGGTATGACCCGCGCTTCATCGCCGACTGGCGTGCTTACACCTATTGGGCGGCGACCTCGGCTGCCGATCAGACCATCACGGTGGACTGCGGCAGCGCGGCGTCGGCCGACACCCTGGCCCTTACTAACCATAATTTAGGTGGCGCGAAGTTGCTGGTGCAGGGGTCCTCAGATGGATCAACCTTCACCACGCTTACCGGCATTGATATCGATGCTGATGACAGTATGGTGATTTACTGCAAGGTACCGAGCAGCAGCTACCGGTACTGGCGTATCAAGTTGGAAAATTTGTCGGTTGCCCCTTACATCGGCATCCTGGCGCTTGGCGTGGCATTGGTGATGAACCGCCCGCTGCAGGACGGTGAGTTCAGCCCCGCAGATGAGGCGGCTAACAACATCACCAGCGTCTCCCGCTACGGTGATGTGCTGGGGGTGGTGCAGCTTGTGCGGGTCCTCACCACCACGTTAAACTGGACGGTAACCGACGCCTGGTACCGCAGCACTTTTATTGAGGCATGGTCGGTGCATCTTGGACAGTGTATTCCATTTTTCTTCGCCCCGGACCGCGAGAGCAATGATGTGGTGGACTCCTATTTTACTGAGGTCCAACTTTTGCTGCATTTTGATAATATTACGCCTAATATGATCGAGGCTTATCTTTATCGAGTCGCCTCAGGTTCCACCCTAACGGCCAAGTTCAACACCTCGTACTTCAGAGACATTGCAATGTCGGTGGAAGGCGTGCTTTAACGGAGACTATATGGCGACTGATTCTGATTTTTCATCTGGCAACCAGATACCTGATAGCGAGATTTCAGCAAGCAAGCCCGTAGATGATATCTTGATGGCTAAGATAAAGGCTCGGGATATTGAGTTGCTGGGGAGAATGAACCCGTTTGGGGGACCTTCCGCTGTAGATGCTGGGTCAGCTATCGGACATGGTGGAAATATAACTATTTCTGCCAATACAACGTTAGGTGGAGTACATTACTATACCAACTTCACCATTACTGGTGGAGTTACGGTAACTTCCAGCGGTCCTTTAATCATCTATGCATCTGAATCTATAAATATACAAGGTGAAATCAATGCTACAGGACAGGGTGCGCCTGCTCCTGACATGCATGTAGTAACTAATCCAGAAAATGGAATTTCAGCAACCGGCGGTGGATCCGTGGACTATGCAGGAGGTGGGATTATATATGGAAATTACTCCATCATACCCGAAGGTACTTCCCCAATCACCGAGGGTGTTTCTGCCGCTTCTAATGCTGGGTTACTAGCTGCAATACTTGCAGACCCACTATCTGCGGTTAAGCATAAAGGTGGCGCAGCTGGTGCTGGAAACTTATATGTAATTTATGCCGCAGGAAGTGCTGGCGGTGGGATAATTATACTAATCTCTCCCATAGTAAACTTAGCAGGTGGAAGTTTACTCGCAAAAGGTGTATCGGGCAATGCTGGCGGCGGTGCTGGGACAGGAGGCGGTGGTGGCGGTTTAATTTACATCGCTACCAAAGCATATACCGCCCCTACTACGCTCAGTGTTGCTGGCGGGACTGGTGGAACTGGCAGTGCCTTTAATGGTGGAAAAGGTGGTGATGGGATAATTCAGATAAATGTTTATTCGTAACCTAGAAGAAAGGTGTTACCGTGGGTGAAAACCATGGGTATGAAGGGGAGGAGCGTCGTCACAACCGGGTCTGCCTGAGTGACGACGACCTAAGTCAAATAATCAACGAGGCGGCTGATGCGGCGGCGAAGCGGGCCGTGGCGGAGGCCACTGAGAAGTTGAAAGCGATGTCGATCATCTCGGCTAAGGAAACCCTGGCCGAGCAGGACCGGCAGCGGTTTCAAGCGGTGGGTGCCGCGGTCATCGGTAAGCTTCACTGGGCCGTCGGCGTAATAGTCTTATATATCGCATATGTGGTGTACAATAACTGGCCCGGTGTGAAGGGCCACTAAAGGAGTAAATGATGGAAAATCTTTCTCAGATTCGTGACCTGATGGAGTCCCGTCGCTTCAACGGGGCCTGGACGGTGATCCTGGCCGTCCTGGCGCTGCTAATGGGCGCCACGGCCCACGGCAAGGACTTCCTGGTGATGCTGATGATCGCGGGTGCCATGGAATGCTACATGGGCTACGTCCGTCGCGACCCCAATGCGAAGCTCACCTTCAAGATCACCCACCTGATGTGGTTCCTGGTCTTCGGAGCCGCACTGCTGGGTGAGCAGCACTACGGACCGCTGCTGAAATGAACTGGGCGCGACGGATCAAGATCAGAATTTGTGAGGTAGGCGAGGTGGGGGTCTTCAGGACCCCGTCTGAGCTCATCAGAATCTGTCCTCATCCGTCGCCTCAATTCAACTACCTCTTCTCCAGGTATGGCAAGGACGCCCTGCTTGGGGTCTTTAACAAACGGGTAACCGAGGCTGAGATTGCCGAGATACTCCACCACGAGGGCATCACCAAATGAACCTTACACCCCATTTCACCCTAGAGGAGCTGCTGCACTCGCAGACCGCCGTCCGCATGGGTATCGACAACACCCCGACCGATGGCATCGTCCAGGCCCTGACCGTCACCGCCCAGGGACTTGAGCGCATCCGGGCCCTCCTGGGGGTGCCGATGATCATCAGCAGCGGCTACCGCTGCCCCGCCTTGAATGCGGCGGAGCGTGGCGCCAGGAACTCTCAGCATATGCTGGGGCAGGCGGCGGACTTCATTGCCCCCATGGCCGGTGAGCCGATCATCGTGGCCAAGATCATCGCTGCCCACGCCCAGGACATCGGATTCGATCAGCTGATTCAGGAGGGCACCTGGGTCCATGTGTCATTCATCGTCGGCGAGCCGCGCCGTGAGGTGCTGACCGCCCACTTCGCTAACGGCTCGGTTACCTATAGCGAAGGTCTTTAAAGGAGAAGGTCGTGGAACTTGTGCAGGGTATCAGCAGGTGGTATACGCTGACCGCACTTGAAGAACAACACAAAATCGCGGTTGTGACAATGGACGTCGTACAATTTGGTGACAAGGCTTGGGTGATGAACATCATGGAGGGGGAAGGCGGGAAGTTCGCTGAGCACTTCGGCACGTTCTGCGAGCAGCTGATTGATCGCGGGGTGGTCGTGGCCAGCGGCTACATGCAGGCCCTCCTGGCCAGGTCGGCGGTGCGACTGGCCCACCAGTGCGGCTACCAAGCAGGGGTAGCCCACCGGACCTACGTGCCTCATGATGACCGCCAGGTGCTGTGGGTCGATGTTTGGCTCCAGGACCCCAAGGAGGTCTGGCAATAACAACTATGAAAGGATCAGAGATGAAACCTACGTCCCGCAACCTCATGCATCACCTCATTGCCGCGGTGATGGTCACGGGGTTCTTTGCGGTGCTGTTCTACCTGATGTACATCGTCGGCATGGCGAAGGAGGAGTTGCGGGCCAACACGGCCCTGGAGATTCTCTTCGGCTGCTTGGCTACCAACGTCGGCATGATCATCTCCTGGTATTTTGGCAGCAGCAGTGACAGCAGCCGGAAGACCGACCTGATGGCGGCGGCCAAGGAGCCGGGTGAGCCCATACCCCAGGCGCCCATACCCCGGGCGGTCATGCCCCCACCCGTGGCCCCGTGATGTTAGCCCTCATCGCCAAGTTCGCCGGCCGGTTCGCGGGGGCCCACTGGGTGGCCATTCTGGAGTGGGTGGTGGCCATGGCCCTGGGGGCCCTGCTGATGCGGGGCTGGCTGCTGCCCCAGCTGGCCCACCAGGAGCTGATCACGGAGCAGCTACGGACCCAGCAGGCCACCCAGCTGGCCGATCAGCGTCAGGCCACCCTGGTGGCGGTGCAGGCCAGCGCGGCTGATATGCACCACGCGGCGATGGTGGCAACCCAGGCCACCGTCAACCTCACCAACCTTCTACAAGGATACCAGCATGCCCGCTTTCAAGCTGACCTGCCTACTGACTGCCGCCCTGATGATCAGCGCGTGCGCGAGCTGTCCGCCTACTACGACGCAGTTCATCAAGCCGTCGTTGGAGGCCACATTGTCGGACCCGTGTCCGGACCTGCCCCCGAAGCCCAGCCCTGACTTCGACCATTGGCAGCGGTGGACCGAAACCCTGATGGTTCAGTACGCCGACTGCGCCACCCGCCACCGTCAGGTGGTGGAGGTCTTGTCAAGATAGCAGTTGATCATATTGGACTTCAGCTCACCGATGGCCCGGGCCCGCTGGACCCGGAGGCCGTAGAACGACCGGTCATCGTCAGCACTGAAGAACCGCTTCAGCAGACGGGATACGTACTCGGCCTCCTGGGAGCTTGGGCTGACCGCGATGGTCAGCTCGAGCTCCTTCTTCAGGGCGTAGGCATGCTCCACGAGGAGCTCACAGATTTCACATGTCATTGCCGAACCACACGGCGCCGAGGATCAGCTCGATGACGAGCGTGATCATGATAACCTTGATGCTCATGTCAGAACCACTCCGGACGAAAAAGCGCGGTGACGCCCACCGCTAGGCCTGCGCTGCCCATCACCACCTGATAAGCAAATCGATGCACGTCCATGCCGTTGAGGTAGTCACTGATCCCCAGCACCAGCATGGTCTCAGCGACGGCGATTAGCAACACGCATATCAACCTCACCCCGGCGCTCATCGGGTTGCCGCCTTAGGGGTCTTCTCCACATGATTCACCTCCACAACCACGAACACATCCGGGAAGGTGCCGTTCCAGTAGGGCGAGGCGGCCCGAAGGTCACCATGCTCAGCGATGCCTTGGTAGCCGGCCCAACCACCGGGCTTCCCATTAACGATCAGCCGGTGGCTGCCGGATGGGGCGTACTCATGCACGACCTTTGCCATATTACACCTCGGCTTGTTTATTACGAATGGCCGCAGCCTCAGGGCTGTGGATGTTGAGTGGCTCGACCCCGAGCGCCCTGAGCTGATTGGAGGCCGCACGGGCCTCCTCACTCAGCTGCGCGATCCTTGGCCCACGCCCATTGGTGTACGCGTAGTCATCCATCTGGAGCAGAAAGGCCTGATAGGCCTTGGTGACCCAGGTTGCCTGAAGGTCCGAAATTTGCTGCTCGTCCATCTTACATCTCCTCACTGATGATCTTGACCCGATTGACCAGGGTCTGATTTTGACCTTTATACTCACCATGCTCCTTGACCGTGGCCTTGATGACCAGCTTCTCACGCTCGTCCGGGCAGAAGGTGGTGGACTTACAAACCACACAGGCGCCGGAGTCAGTTTCCCGCATGGTGACGATGAAGACCGCCTCGGCCCGCCACGGGGCGTTGAACATCGGACGGGTGAAGGTGAACACCCGTATTACCTCGACCTTCATGGTGAGGCGCTGACCAACCTCCCCGATGTGCACCTGACTCAGCTGAGGTGCCCGCAGCTCCGGGTGGTTCCGCGCATACTTGCCGGCGTAGGCGAAGATGCTGCCTTCCTCGAACTCGGTGGTCGCAAGGAACTCGATGTAGCCGGTGGGGATGCTGCTGAAGGGCGTATCGCGATACCGGCCGAGGGGCATGATGCCGTCGTCGATCATGGCTCGCAGCTGCTCGTTGCGCTCCTGACGCTCGGCTTCCCACTTGGCCTGACGCTCCCTTAGCTCCGCCTCACGACGGGCGAGCTGCTCCGCGGTGGCGCGCTTGATTTCGCGCATCTCACGTTGGATGCCCTCGAGGGTGGAGGTGAGCTGAAGCTCCATGCCGATGGCCCGATCCACCGCCTTAGCATACGCCTCCGTGGGGTCCTGGGCGAGGTTGCAGTGGTGAAAGCTGCGGACCTCAGTATGGTCGCCGTAGGCATCACGCCAGCTGTGGAGGTAGGTCTCACGGAGCGTGAAGAAGGCCTCAGTCTCACCGATGCCGATGTAGAGATGCGGGGTGAAGGTGTCGCGGCTCATGGTCATCTCCCGGAAGATGACCGCCCTCAGGCGGCCACCTCCTTGGTGAACCCGATGTACCGCATGCGGCTCGAGGCACCGCGACCATTACCACGCATGCCGTGGTAGCCGTAATCAGAGATGTCGCGGGCTGTGTAGGTGTCCTGACCGGGCTTCGTCCAGATGTACACCACGCCGCGGTGAGTCTTGTTGCCGGTGGTGGTCACCAGGTCGATCCCGCCAACCATGACCAGCGTCTCGCCGCGGTCGTTGGTGTTCCACTTGCTGGCTTCGACCTCCTTGGTCACCCCGTTCAACGTCAGCTTGATCTTCATTTCTGTCCCCTCAGCAGGTCAGATCGTTAATCGATCGTGAGTCTAGTATAAACCTCCGACGGATGCCTGTAAATAGGTAGTTTTAACTTGTGACAATGTGTTACGATCCATGCTGGTGGGTCCAGACCCGACCGGCGCCGACCCACAGGTCCCGGGTGGCATCCAGCCCAGGGTAGGGCGACCGGAACACAATCTCCCGGCAGGAGGTGTTCAGCAGCAGCTTCGTGCAGGTCATGCAGGGTGACGTGGTCACGTAACAGGTCTGAATCAGGTGCACATCCCGGCACTGCAGGAGGGCATTCTGCTCCGCATGGATCGCCCGGCAGTTGTCCAGCTGGGTTCCACTCGGGGCCCAGGCCCCAGGGCAGGCGTGGGCATGCAGGAGCACATCGAGGTCCCCGTCATAGCCCTCCCCCGTCACCTCGTTGCAATGGGGCTGACCAGCGGCCACCCCATTGTAGCCGGTGGCCAGGACATGCCCTCGGCCATCCAGGAGCACGCATCCGACCGCCCGCCTGAGGCAGGTACTTCGCCTGGCCGTCACCTGGGCCAGCTCCATGGCCCAGGCGTCCCGCGTGATCCGGGTCACGCTTGCAGCTCCCACCAGCGGATCGGATCACCCTTCCGGGATTCCCGGAGGTCCTTCAGGGTGGTCATCAGCTGGACCTGGTTAATGTACAGCTCCGCAGGGGTCGGGTTCTGCTCCGGGACGGTCCCCACCGCCTGGATGCAGGTCTTGGCATCCGCCCAGTTGATATCATAGAGGTGGCTGGATGCCGCGGTGTGGAACAGGACCCCCGGCTCGACCACCGTATCTTCATTGTAGCTGTTCAGCTCGGCGCAGACCAGGTGAGCCAGCATGCTGAAGTTGAAGGCATCGTACGGCAGGCCCAGCCACACATCGTTGGATCGCATGAAGCTGTGGCAGTTCAGCTTGCCACGGCGAAGTTGGAACCACAGGGCCACGGTGCAGGGTACGTCCTTCGTGGCCGGTGGGTTCTCACGCCAGATGGTGAGGCCGGCCTGACGGGTGTTGGGGTCCTGCTGAAGGCGTGCGACCACACCGGGCAGCTGTTCCATGATCTTGGGTCCGTAGGCCCCGAAGAAGGTCTCACCGTCGTCTGAGAACTCCGCGATGCGAGAGTTGTAGGGGGCGATCGTCGCCACCCGGTTGTCGCCGGTGAGAATCCAGTAGGCCTCGGCGGCCATGAAGCGGTAGCTGAGGCTGCGCTCCGGGGAGGTCACCACCGGCTTGCGCATATCGATGACCGAGGTGTACTGCGGCAGCTCCAGGGTCAGCTTGCCCCGCGGGGCCACCTCATCTCCCCAATGGAAGATGTCGTTCATCGTGGTGATCCACGCGGAGGTTAGGTCGTTAATCGGGATCGTCATGTTATTCTCCGAGATATTGGACCAGCGGATAGGGCCGCCGATTGTTGAACCGCCGCCAGAACTGCGGGTGGGGAACCGACCTGCCGGGCAGCTGAAGCTCACGAATCTTGGCGGTGGCGATGTCGCCCAGGCCGATGATCCGCTTCTCGGTCAGGTTGTTGACAGCCGCCAGCGGCTCCAGCTGATCCGCGTTCACCCACAGCAGACCAAATTCACCTATGTGGGCATAGTCCAGCTGCTCAGCCAGCCATTGGCTGCAGCCCTCGTTGCTGAAGGAGGCGAAGGGCCACTGGTAGAAGGGGTCGGTATCCTTCCGCTCACCGAAGCTGTCGCCGACCAGGACATATTCAGCATCCCAGTTACCGGCCGACCGCACATCGAGGAGGTGACTGGGCATCCGTTTATCAACGATTCGGATGAACACCTTACCATCATCATTGACGTAGTCGTACAGAACCGTTGGGAGGGCCGTGGGCTGCTGGCGGTAGAGGTCATACACCACCCGCAACTGACCGACGTCGGCCAGCATCTCCAGGTGCCTCCGCTTGATGTAGCAGGCCCGCACCGCCTCCCAGCCGGGATCGCAGCGGACCACAACCGCCCCGCAGCGCATGGCCAGCCGCTCCAGCATCCGACGAGACGCTGCCGTCATGCGATCGAAGCCCTCACGAAAAGCCACCCCGTAGGGGAGCTCACTAAGCCAGCTGCGATCGAACACCACGTCACGGTGGCCCAGCAGTGCCGGGAGCATCGCCTCCACGTACATGCGGGCCAGCCCCTTCGTCACCCGCGGCAGGGCTGGGAAGTGGACGTACTCGGCCTTGAGGAAGGCGGCGTATTCCTTGGCCAGCGTGCTCTTCCCGCTGCCGTCCGGTCCCTCGAAGATAGTGAGGGTTTTGGTGATGTGGGTCAACATGGCGCCACCTCGACCACCGAGCCGTCATCGATGCGCTGGTGATTCACCTGCCACTTCGCCCGCAAAGCCTCGGTGAGCTCCTCGGGGGTGATGTCCATCGCCAGCGCCGCGTTGGCCCAGAACTGCAGGACGTCGGTCAGCTCAGTGGCCAGCTTCTTGCGGTCGACCTCGAACGTCTTCGCCTTCCACGGCTTGAAGTTGATCTCACGCAGTGCCTCCACCGTCTCCACGATCGCGTGGAGCAGATTTTCCTTCACCCCAGGCTCACCGAGTCCGGTGGGGTTGCCCATGCGGGCTTGAAGTTTTCGTTGAGTTTCGAGGAGTTCGGTTAAATCAAGAATACTGCTCGTCATTAGAACGGCGCTCCTCGCTTGCTGACCTTCTTCGCAACCGGCTTGGCGACCTTGGCTGCACCCGCGACCGGCTTACGGCAGACCCATAGGTTGTTGCGGGCCTGGTCGGGGTACATCGGACCAAAGATGTTGCTGATTGCGTCGTTGTCGAAGTACTCCTTCAGCAGCGTGGAGATGATCTCAGCTGCATGGGCAACCTCCTCCTCGGCCCATGGTGTGGACCGTGGCAGCCCATCATACTTGAGGCGCTTACCGATATGCTTGATGTCCATGAAGGTACCGAAGCGCTTCTCCACCACGAACCCAGCCTTCTCCACGGCAGCCTTCAGCTCCGGCACGGTATACTCGTGGATGTGGTTCGCCGCGTGGCGCTTGCCGTCGTAGACGGGGGTGGACATCAGCATGATGCCGCCGGGCTTGAGGCAGGCGAGGGCCGCCTTCAACAGCTTGGCCCCATGCTCGACCTTCATGTGCTCGATGACCTCGAGGTGAACCACCACATCGAAGCCGTCCTTGAACTGACCCGTCAGCAACTCCTTCCACTGCTCGACGAAGTTGAACTCACCATGAAAGTCCAACCGCTCGCTGGCCGACGGCTTCAGCTTGTTGAGGTCGACCCCGACGTACCTGTTGACGTGGGCCGCAGCCCCACCGGTCAGAATCTTGCTGAGCGGCTTATCCTGCCCACAGCCGATCTCCAGCACGTTGTCCTTCTGGGTTATGAATCGACGTGCGAAGCTCCAGCGAAAGAAGTGAGCTGAATAATCGCGGTGAAGGGAGCGACCGTGACCAGCTTCATGCAGCTGGGTGGTATCATAGTCACGGTCGTCCCGATTCTTTTCACGACGGGCCATACGTGGTACCTCATCTAAGTTAATTGTTGGTTAAAGCCACGCTGGCCCGGCTACTGCCTACCCTCATGACTGCTCCCTTCAGTTTCTACTTTGCATCAGGTGGATTCTGACCCTGCTTGCGCAGGTGGTTGCGGTACCAACCGACATACCCCCGCTTGCCGTCATCCAGGTTAAACTCCGCCTTGACCTTGGCGAAAATCTGATCATCCGTCAATTTCCCCTGCATGATCAGGTCCTGGAACATCTGCGCCGCGCTGTGGCGCTTTTCACCCGTGGACTTCTTAGGTGCCGGCTTGGCATCAGCCTTAACCGGCTTTTCAGCCTTCTTCGGGGTGGCCTTGGCGCTGACAGCCTTGCTGGGTTTTGCCGGGGCAGGCGCCTGACGTGCCTCGGCGGCGGCTCGCTTGTTGGTGGCCATAACGGCTACCTCCTTCGTGATGGTGATAACTCGGCCAAGGTATCCCAAGGCCTCCTGGGTTGCCCCGATGTTTTGACTGTAGCTGAGATACAGCTCACAGGCTCGCTTCACCGGGTAGCCGGCGATCGGTTTGAACCGGTCGTCGAACTCTCGTTGGGAGAGGCCGCAGACCTGCAGCCCGTCCACGTCGAGTGGGATGAACTTGACCCGACCATCAACCCGCTCGACCTGAATACATGTCCGTCGCTGGTGATCGTAGCAGACGGTCATCTCTGATGCTTCGCTCATTTCTTTCCCTTCTTCTTCGCTGCCTCACGCTGCTGAAGCACGTCGGCGGTCAGCCCCAGCTCCAACAGACCCTCCAGCATGGCCTTGGCCTCGTTCCAGGCCAATGCACCATAGACCATCCAGTGCAGCCGGGGCTGCAGGTCGTGCTTCCGCAGCTCGACCATCGCCCGCCGCTCACCATCGACGTAGAGCGTGTGCTGAATGACACCATCCGCGCTCTCATCTCTGATCTCGATGGTACTGCGATCCCCCAACATCAATCAGCCTGCCTTGTTCAGCTGGCAGCGATACCACGAGGGATAGTGGTGCTTCTCGGGCGGCAGGTTCAGCTTGGTCTTGATCTCGTCGTTGCTCAAGCCCTGACGGATCATGTCACGGATGGTCTGCGCGAGCCCACCAAAGCGGCTGCGCGGGGTGTCGTCACCCGTGGTCTTGGTCGGGGGCTTGGGTCCCTTGCCGGCCTTCAGGGCCTCGACGCGACCGACATCCACCATGAAGCGACCATCGGTCAGCTCCTTGATGTAAACATGATACGAGTCGCGGTGGATGCCAAGCTTGCGCAGAATGGCGGTAGCGGAGTCACGACGGGTGACGATCTTGACGTTGTTGCTCATGTTCAGTCTCCTCAGCAAGGTTCCGGTCGTTAGTCGACCGTGGTTAGATCATAGCCTCAGCACACCAACTTGTAAACACCTATTTTTGAATTAGAGACAATGTGTTACAATTTACGTCGGACCCGACGGAGCTCCTGGAGGGCCACGAACAGCGCGTCCTGGCCCCGCTTCTTCGAGTGGAGGGCCCCGATGATCTGCTCGTCGATGGTATCGCGGGCGATGATGTGGTGAACGAAAACCCGCTTGGCATCGTTGCCCTGCCGCCATACGCGACGGATGAACTGGTCATAGTCCTCGTAGTTCCACGTCAGGGAATGCCAACATACATGGTGACCGGCCTGCTGCAGGTTCAACCCAAGCGAGACGGTCTGCGGGTGACCCAGCAGGACCGGCAGCTTCCCGGCGTTCCACAGGCCCTCCAGCTCCTTGGCTCGCTTGCCGGTCACCCCGCCGCCTAGGTACGGCACGTCCTTCCCCAGCACCTGGCGGAGGCGGTCCAGGTCATGCTCGAAGTCGTAGGCCACGAGCAGCGGGCTGCCCTGCAGCTCCTCGACCAGGTCCGCCACGGCATTCGCCTTCTCATGGTGCAGGTCGACCCACTCCCGCTTCCTGAGCTTCTTCTTGATCAGCCCGTCAAGCTCAGGCGCGAGGAAGACCCCACCGTTGGCCACCTGCCGGCACTTCATGCTGGCCACCGCGGCCGTGGCAGCCGTTACCACCCGGTCGTCCAGCTGCGAGATGAGGTCATCCTCCAGCTCGTCGTAGACCCGACGGGCGTCATCCGGCAGGTCGACATAGATCGGGTTGGGGTGAAGCTTGGGCATATCGATGTTGCCCTCGGCCCCGATTCGCAGCGCCAGCGGCTTGATCCGCTCATATATCTCGATGTCGGCCCCCTCACGGAGGTCCCAGCTGAACCCGTCGTAGCTAGGCAGGAAGTACTTCTGCCGGTAATGGGTGATGTACGGGCCGAGCGATCGTCCCTCATCCAGGATGTAGCACTGGCCGAAGAGGTCCATCAACCCGTTGGCCGCGGGGGACCCCGTCAGCCCCCACCGGCGGGCGAACGTGGGCACGACCTCCCGCAGGGCCTTGAAGCGGGCGGTGGTGCCATGCTTGAAGCGGGTCAGCTCGTCGATGACGAGGTGATCGAACCCCAACTTCTTCCACCGCTTCATATCTACCTTGACGCTGACCCGGCCCTTCTTGGCGGATTTGGTCTTCTCGACCTGCAGCAGCCACTCCAACCCCTCCGGGTTGATGAGATAGATGTCGGCGTCCTCCTTCAGCAGCTCGTTCTTGTGGGGTCCGTGGAGAGTGACCATCCGCAACTTCCCGAAGTCCTCCCACTTCTGCAGCTCCGCCGGCCACACCAGCTGAATCACCCGGAGCGGCGCGATCAGGAGGATTTTGTGGGTCAGCTTCATCTTCAGCAGGACCTTGATGGCCGCCAGCGAGATGGAGGTCTTCCCAAGCCCTGGGTCCAAAAACAGCGCCGCCGCGGCATGCTCCAGGAGGAACTTGACCGCGGTCTTCTGATATTTCTTCGGCACCCACGGTACCGGAACTGGGGCAAAGATGTTGCTCATAGCCGACGCAGAATCGCCTCCTTGAAGTCGTCAAGATCATCATAGACCCCGACGTCGTAACCCAGCTTGCGGAGTAGGCGGTGAATGTACGCCTGCTTGGGCCGCGGTTCCTCATCCGGCCGCTTGAACTCCGCCAGGTGAGGCGACCCACCTGGGATCATCACCAGCCGATCCGGCCACCCCGTGTCACCAGGCGTGACCAACTTCGGGGCCGGCAGGTGCAACTCATTCCGCACCCACGCGGCCCCTGCTCGCTCGATCTGGGTCTCTAGAACTCGCACTGCCCGCCCCCGTTGGCCGCGTTCGACCGACGATAGAAGCACCACTTGCACCTATCGTTGGGCCGTGGGGCGAAGACGGTATCGTTCATCATTGGCTTGACCCGCTTCTCCCACGTCTTCTTCAGCTTGGGCAGGTCGGCCTGGGTATAGGCCTCAGGAATCTCCGGGTGAATCTTACCGGCGTCGGTGTAAGCCAACCGCGGTTGGACCTCCTTGATATGCGGGTGAAGCAGGAGGGCCCCCAGGGCATACAGCTCCAGCTGCTCCTCGTAGTCGGTCACCGTATCCGGCCGGAAGGACCCGGTCTTCCAGTCGGTGATCACCAGGGTGTCCTCATCGAGGTGATGGGCGCAGTCCAGCTTGATGCGCAACCAACAGCCGGTCCAGTCATTCCACATCGTGCGGTCCCAGGTCTTGGTGAAGGCCCACGAATCCTCTACCACCATGGCCAGCGACTTCTTCTTGTACATCGCCCGAAGGGTGGTGAACTCGCCCTTGAGCAACTTCAGCTCCGCCGGCATGGCACGAATCTTGCCCTTGATGTAGTCCTCCGCCAGCTTGTGAATCTCACTGCCTCGGGCCATGGCCTGGTTCGGCGGCTCGGTGATCTTGTCCAAGAAAGCCAGCTTCGCCTTCCGCGGGCATTGCTTGTAGGTGGTGTACCGGCTGTAGGACCAGCTGGTCAGCTGCTTCGGGGGCGGACGGCGGCTCATACGGTCTTTCCTTTCTTGTCAACATCGATGAGCGAATCCCAGTTGGTCTCTGAGACCGCGCCCTCACTTAACATCGGCACATCGAACTCAATGCTCTCCATCGCCTGACGAAGCACCTGCATCTCACCCTTTGCGAGCTTCTTCGGCACCGAGACGGTGATCTGATCATGCACATTGAGGATGATCTTGGCCTCCGGGTGCTTGACCGCGTGGTAGCGGATCAGTGCCTCCTTGGTGCAGTCCGCAGCGGAGCCCTGAATGAGCACGTTCACCAGCTTATAATCGAACTCCCGGATGCGGCCCTCGACCAGCCGCGGTGGCTCGCAGTAGTACTCACGGCCGCCCCATGTGCGCACAGGCTGATTGGTCTTGGCCCGCAGCTTCATGTCCTGATACATCGCCTTGAGGCCGGGGTAAAGCAACAGAATGGCCTTCTTCAGCTCGCCGGCCTCCTCCACCGACATATCGTTCTTTGCTGCCAGCTTGCCCACCCCCATGCCATAGATCAGGCCCAGGTTGGTGTTCTTCACCGGCTTGCGCTCGTAGTGCTTCCCCATCTTGGCCAGCTCGGCCTTCGCATAATCGTGAAAATCGATCCACGGGTCCTCGAGGTACTTCTGAAGCAGCGATCCGCCGTCGAAGTGAGCGAGGATGCGCGGTTCCTGCTGGCTGTAGTCGCGGTCGATCAGCACGTGGCCCTTGAACGGGATGATGTAACTCCGCACCCGTGGCAGCGCCGGCATGGTCTTGAATGGGCATTTCGGCAACCCCTTCTTCGGCGCCTCGTGGTGAAAGATCGGCGAGAACTCCTTGGGGATGTTCTGGAAGTTTGGAGTGCTGGAGAGGCGCCCGGTGCGGGTTCCCACGCTGTGGTCGCCTGACGGCGCCTTCGTCTGGTTCCAGGTGGTGAAGATCAGGCCACCCGATCGCCGTGCAATGGCTAGCCACGGCCGCATGAAGGTGTTGAGGCAGGTGCTCAGCTGGGTCCGGTACTTCAGCATCGCCAGCAGCGGCTTATCCGTGACCGCGATCAGCAGGGCCTCCTTGTTGGTCTGGAACTTCCCGGTCGGGGTCCGTGGCACCTGGTCCGCATCGGCCTTGCCGGCAGCGATGAGGGCCGCCATCAGCTGCTCACCGGAATCGAGGTTGAACGACGTATCCTTAGCGCTAATACCCAGGGTCTTCGTGATCCACTTGTTGATGTTGCCCAACCAAACTGAATAGGAGGCGACATCGATCTCCAGCTGACGCAGGTCAACCGGCAGGCCCTGGCGCTCCATCTCCAGCAGGATGGGGAGCAGCTTCAGCTCGCGCTCGTAGGCCGCCAGCATCCCGCGCTCGACGGTCTTCGGGTAGAGCAGGTCGAACAGCTGGGCGGTGCGGTCGACGTCACCGATCGCGTAAGGCCCCACCACGGTGGAACCCGGGGCGAAGGCGATGTACCGACCAAAGTAACGCTCGGAGTTCTTGGACCGGCTGATCTTGACCCCCTTAATGGGCTGGTGCTTGATCAGCCACTCACCCACGGCGTCCTGCTCCTCCGGCGGCAGGCCCAGGAGCCGCTCCGCGCTGGGCTTGAGGCTCAGCTCGGTTTGATGTGGATCGTCAAGGAACAGCAGGAACATGGTGTCATGAATCGCCACCTGCCCCAGGTTGACACCCATGTGGGTCTCAGCCACGTCCAGGTCAAACTTCATATTCTGACAGAGCACGCCGTCCTTATGGGCCGCAGCCTTCAGCAGCACCTCCTTGGCCTCGTCCCACGTCGAGTTGTTGTCGGTGGGATGGCCCCAGGCATAGTACTTGCCCGGCTTGCCTGGCCACTTGACCGCCACCCCCACCGGCACCGGCGGATAAGCAGGCCGGCCCTCGATGCCCATCGTCTCGAAGTCGACCGTGACCGGCTTTGGAATCCTGTCCTTTTTCATTTGGCCAGCTCCGCCCGCTCACGGTCGGCCCGGACCTTGTTCAGCCTGGAGTGAATGCGCTTGAGAAACTGCTGACGCTTTTTGCCTGCCTTCTCCGCCTTCAGCAGGGCCTGACAGGTGGCCTCGTTGGCATCGCGCAATGCATCATTCAGGGCGACCCAGGTTGCGAGGGCCTCGTCAATCTTGCTCATTCTTACCTCCTAAATCGATGCCGGCCGAAGCCGGCACCTGGTGGATCAATACTTACGACCGCGCGCAGCTGTTTTCTTCTTGGTCGCGGGCTTGCGACGCTGAGGTTGCTCTTCTTCCTCAGCCAGCTGATAAGGGAACTCGATAACCGATTTGGCCTCCTCGTGGCGTGTCATGATCGCGCCCATCAGCTCATCAGGCAGCTGGGTGAGCGGCTCGAAGATCACCTTGAACTGACTCTTCGGATCGGGGACCACCTTCACCTTGGTGACGATGCCGTGCGGCGGCCGCTTGAGGGCCCCGGCCACCTGTTTGACAAAGGCCGCGTAACCCTTGATCGACGTGACCGGCAGTTTCATGAAGCCGATCTGGGTGGACTCATAGTGCTCAGCGTCGTCGATCAGCTCGAGCTTGCCCGCGGCGGTGAGGTGCCCAGCCGGGATCATCGCCAGGCGGCGGGTGTTGCGGCAGGCCTTGCCACGACCGACGTTGGCGGTGCCGAACTCGTTCATCTCACACCCCTTGCACTGGGGCGCCATGGCCTGACCGGCCTCGACAACCGACTTGTGGGGGCCCATCGTGTTCTCATCGCGTCCATGAGCGAAGCAGTGCGGGGACTGAGGTTCACCCTTGATGTAGGGTCCGTCGTAGTAGACGTTCTCCAGGACCGCGTCGAGGATCACCACCGCCATCTGGTTACCCTCGATCGGGGCGTCGTTCCAGGTCAGGATGCCGCCCTCGAGACCGAAGAACCGACCGGAGGCGGTGCTCTCCTCCATTCCTGCCGCGATCTGAGCTTGTCGAGCAAGCTCCTCATCCCACTTCGCCACGGCGGTGCCGGGCTTCTTCTTTGCAGTTGCCATACAAGCTCCTTGTTACGAGATACTAGTTACGAGTTACGTGGACGACCGTCACCGGTCGGCGATCATTCTACCTTGTCAGTTGGTGGAATAAAATATGCAGTTATCAGCTGTCGCTTAAAGAGGACCCACTGTCACTGCTTGAGCTGCTATCATCCCACGAGGACGTCGCCCCGGCGCCACCGAACCCGCCATCACTCGGCTGCTCATAGGTATCCCGCGTCGTCTCAGTCGAGGGAGCTGGAACGATCATGTCCAGGTTGTTCAGGTTGCCGATCAGGGTCCCCAGCGTGAAGATGTGGATGTTATCCTCATCATAGCAGACATGCTCAGGCTTCTTGTTGAGCCGCTCCTCCAGCAGCTTTGCGGTGTGCGGGCAGCTAGTTGAGCAGATGGGGCCATTTGGAAGGCGGAACTTCCAAGCGCGTGGAGTCATCATATCTTGTCACCTCCTCGATAAAATTCAGTTAGATGCTTCATGCGCTCGTTCCAGTCGGCCTTGACGTGGACCTCAGGCTCCTTGACGTGGAACTCCAGTTGCTTTTGATACCTCGTCCATTTAGCCCGTTCCTCCAAACGTCCCTCACGGAAGCCAACGCGATACCAATAGATCGCGGTGTAGATCACGAACCCTACAACGACGATGCTTAACATGATGAAATCCAGGTACTTGATCATCCGGCCATCCCCCATAAGATTACCCCGGTGCAGATTGACCACACCAATAGATCAAACTTGTCCTTCATCAACATGAACGTAACGACGATGATCGTGGCGGTCATGTCTCCTCCCTCTCCTCAAACAGCCCACCACAATATGGGCAGTACTTCACCTCGCCCTCACCGAGCCATGCCACATTTGGGCTGCAGCTTGGCACATGCCAACCATCTTTGTCAAGGCCTTGCACGCAGACCTTGAGGAGCTCAGGTTCAGCGGACGACGGTACCTGGACGGTCTCCAGCAGCTCGATCAACCGCAGCCCGTTGCCGCCGTAACCCGGTTCCAGCTGATAAGCAATGCGATTTGCGGCATCCCCAGCCAGCTGCGCCGCCATCGACAGCTTGCTTACTGCCGTCTCGATGCGATGGATCGCGGCCCAGTTGATCTCTTGGCTCATCAGTCATGTCTCCTATGAATCATAAGAATTGTAATAACCAGGCCAATCAGCACCCATACGATGTCAGACCACATTAGTCTGAGCCTTTGATCTCCCCATGGCGGCATCGACGGCATCATCACCACTCAGACCTTGTACAAGACTAAGTGCGATGTTAGTTGTTATGCGATCGGCCTCCTTCGAGCTTTCACCTGTCATGATGGGCCGCACGTAAATATAGCGCTCGGAGTTCTGCTTCAGCCCCTCAACGAGCTCAGGCAGGTCATGCCAACTCCAAAGCGTGTCCTCAGGCGGCTTCCCACGAACTATGGCTACCGTCCGCGTCAACAGGTCAGCCATCTTGGTGCTCACCCGCTCGCGTTCCTCAGCCTCCTGCTGAAGCTGCGCATTCTCGGCGCGCAGTCGGGCATGTAATTGGTCCGCCCACGTTCGTATGACCACCTGATCTGCAAGTGCAAGCTCAGCGTTCATGCTACCTAGCAGCACCGCCATATCCTCATCGCTCACGGTCATGACTGCGTTACCTCTCCCTCGGTTATGTGGCCGTGGAATCCAAGGGCATCCAGCCCTATCGACGGAGACAGCGTCAGCGTTTCGAACGTGTCGCCGCTTACTCGGTGATGGAATCCTTCGTGCGGAACCGGAGTCCCCCTATGTTCCCATCCATCCGGGTCAATGGGCGGCCAAAAATTCACGGCCAACCGTCGCTCTCGACTTGCCCCACAAGTCGGACATTTCGAGTGGTCGTGATTAGGGTGAAGGAAAGAGACTCCTATATAAAACCGTGGGGCGCCTTCATAAGACATGCCTTGTGGTGCTATCCAATGCGGCTTCAGGTCTACGAGTCTGGTCATGGCTTGGCCTCCGTATCAGCATCTTCAAGTAACTGAATTAACTTGATACCATTCCCGCCGTACCCATCTTCTAATAAGTAGGCGATGCGTCTAGCGGCTTCCTCCATCCGGTCAGCGGCATTGGACATTTTTGATGCGGCTTCCTCTATGTGATGAACCATCTGCCAAGATAAGTCGTTCATTGCTTAGTCTCCGGCAAAAGCCGCCGCAGCGCATTGGCGACCATACGGCTTTCAAAGCGGATTGACGCGCATATCTCATCCTCCGCTCCGTCGTCATACTCCTGTATCAGCGCCTCGATCACGCTCACCGGGACGGAGGGCTCGGCGGGCGGGGGAGGGGCGACTAGCTGCATGTGCTTTATCCAATCGGCCTCCAGCACCTTGTTCTGCCCATTTATCCGAATATGAAGGTTCGTGTAGTGCGCGTGCTTTAGATACTCCACCGTTTTGCGAATCGTGTTGACCTGCAAGTGGTTAATATTATCGTCGGTAATGACGAATGCCACCGGGATGGATTGCTTGGCTGACGTTTCCTCGTCCTTCTCGTAAGCTTTTGGTATCTCGTGCTCGTCAGGATCGCAAGGGGGAATCGGGGCGGCTGCAATCCTGACGAGCACGAGATACCAAAAGCTTACGAG